GGACTTGTGCTGGTGCAAGTGCCTGAGATGGAGCAGCAGCGGGTTGTTGCGATTGTGCTGCAGGTTCTTCTTGACCCTTTGCTTGTTTCCCACTAGTAAATTTTAGTTTACCCTTTTCCGTTCTTGCAACTAATTTACCAGAGCGGTCTAACCATCCACCGTGACCGTCCCCAGTATATCCAAGTTTTTTCGCTTGCATCGCTGCTTGCGATTGGGTTGCTTCTGTTAAAAATCTAGAAAAACTCTTCATTAATGTATTTTACAACACTCCTGTTCTTTATGTATTTATTTGCAAAAATATTCAAATAAATTGTTTTACTGTTCTTCCACCAATTGGATTTATAGTAATACGAGCACTTTTAATTCCGTGGTCGCTTCTATCCCCCTTATAAACTGCTAAAAATATAGGTTCATAAGAACCTGCTATCCTCTGACCATTAACATTTTCGTGATTACTAGCTTTTAAAACATAAGAAGTTCCGGATTTAACAATTTTTAAATTACCCTGCATAGTTGTATCTACATTATTTTCTCCTTTAGCGCCGCCATACCCATTTCCATATACAGCAAGATATTTCAACTTTTCATCTTTTATTTTTCTGCCAACTGTTGTTCCCGATGGCATACCACCGGGAAAAAGACTTTTTAATGTATTAATAAAATCTTGAGTTTCTGAATGCGAAAAAATACTTGGTTCAACTCTTTGCGAAGTTCCAGACCACTGTTGAAATCCTCTCGGACCAGAACCAGCTTTATGAGAAACATGGCCAACATATCCACTTGGACCCTTAAAATGAAAATCGCATTTTGGAGTTCCAGGTGTACTCTCACAGAGAGAAACTTGGTATTTTGTTTTTCCCACTTTTAGAGATATTGCATCAACACCAGAATCATCTAGAATTTCTTTCAATTGTTTATTCAAACTAATAACCTCAGCATCTTCTTTTGCAGTAGTAGCTTGAGTTCTGCCAGAAAATTCAGAATCTTTGTATATTTGATTAAGTCGGATAGTGCTTCCTTTATCTGTAGGAAGATTTATAGACTGTCCTTCCTTAAACTTAGACAAGTCACTAATGGTTTTAATAACCTTTGCAAGTTGCTTATTTAATTTTACTTGCCCGCCATTATTAATTAATGTAAATTCTTTGCCAGATACAATTCTCTTCAAGAAAATACTGAAGTTATTTCTCTTTTGTAATTCTGGTATGGACAAAGGTGCCATTTGAATACTTTTCTAAGTATTTAGAATGGAGGATATCGGACTTGAACCGATGACATCTTGCTTGCAAAGCAAGTGCTACTACCAACTGAGCTAATCCCCCAAGTTCAAACATTATAAAACCCCTCAACTAAAAAGTCAAGGGGTTAGAGCAACCTTCCGTGGTTATTTATCAGTCAGCAACTTTAGAAATAATACTTGCTTTCCACTCTTCGCTCATATTTGCCATAATTGCAATCGCTGCATCTTCAGTATCAGCATATCCTTCATCAATTAGATGTCCCTTTACAACATCAAACATATCAAAAGAAGAATAAACACTACCAGGTTTCTTAGAACCTGTTGCTGCTGGAGTTGGTTTTGGAGTTGGTTTTGCTGCTGCAGGAGTTGCTGTAGATTTAACTTGGTCGGGAGCACCACCAGTTTGATAACCAAAGGTTTTCTGCATCAAAGGATTTGGAGTTTTTGCTGCAGGAGTTGCTGCTGCAGTAGGTGCTGGTTTTGCTGCTGCAGTCGCTGCAGGTCTAGCGGCAGGAGCAGCAGAAGGTCTTGCTGCTGCAGTAGGTGCTGGTTTTGCAGCAGGCGCCGATGCGGGTTTTGCTCCAGGTCTTTGGAAAATAGGAGACATTCCAGGTTTTACTGGTTTTCCGCCAATATTAAAACCACCCTTACCAATAGAAAGTCCCTTCATTTGAGGTTTTGCTGCTGGTTTTGCTGCTCCAGTAGCACCATATGGGTCAGCAGATCCCCCTTTTGAAGCGACTTCAGCAATATAAGCCTCATACACTTCTTCCCAAGTAAACTCACTTAGGTCATTACCTTCTTCTACAAGTGACTTTACCCACGCTTCAACTTCTTCCCAAATTTGCTCTTCAGAGATTTCTTCTTGTGGAGTATAAATTGCACCATATGCTTCAAATAAACCTAAAGCATCTTTTCCAGTAAGTCTAGACATCTTTTTACAAATACTTTTTTAGTTATTTATAAAAAAAGACCCCTAAGAGTCTCAGGGGTCAAATACCAAGTACTGCACCAATACTATCATCAAGACTTTGAATTACTGAACGAACATCAGCAATACGAGGAGGAACACTTACTTCATCATAAGTATATCCTTTTTGTGCATCAAATAAAACTTGACGAACTGCTGCTGCCGAACGCGCATCCATTTTAATTGTTACTTGTTTTTCTTTAGTCATAAATCCCCATCCACACGATTTTCAGAACGATAAACATCAAACGCTCCTTCAGGATAACGAGCACTCAGTTTCTCATAATTCATTTTGAGAATTTCTTCAAAGTTAGTATCAAGTGCCATAAATGCTTGAGACAGATACCAACAGATGTCTCCAAGTTCACGCTTCAGATGAAAAGCATTCTCTTCATTATAAGGTTTGCCCTGAAGGAAAATCTTTTTGACAACCTCAGTAAATTCACCTGCCTCAGCACTCATACCAAGAGCAGCAGTCAAAAGACGAGGAACATCAGCATCAGCAGTTGCTTCAAGTTCAGTCAAACGAGAAAGCAATTGAGCAAAGTCACTACTTGCAGGACTTGTAGTTTGACGAACGAATTCAATATATTTGGTTGTATCGATTACTTTGTTATCAGTCATAGTAAATTTAGTATATCCGTTAGAAAGGGTTTCTTTTTCAATATTAATCAAAACTTAAATCCCTCAAATGATTTTTTAGGTTTTCTTTCTTCATAATCATACTCCTCTTCTTTACCAGAGTCAAGTATGTCTTGTTGTGCTGATTGTTCGCAATCATAAAGACGCATTTTAGCACGGTCAATACCAATCACAAATCTCTTATGAATGGTAGGGTCATTATAACGATTCTTAAGTTGTTTTACTAGTATTTGTCCCAACCCCTCCAACTCTTCAGTGCTAATAAGGGCAAACATAAGGTCAGCAGTAGCAGGAAGACCAAAGGATTCAGAAGTATCAGTAAGTTCAACATCAGAAGAACCGTAACCTGAACGAGTGGTCTGAGTAGCGGAGACAATCGGGACATTAAACTCAACGGCGAGTCCCCTAAGTTCTTCAGCAATTGCTTTGACAAATGTATAAGAATTGATATTGCTGTTTCCGCGATATCTGCTGGAAGCACAAATATTAAGGTAATCAATGAAAATAATATCAGGTCTAAATGATTTCTTAAGTGAAAGTTCATTAAGAAGTGACTTGAAGTGCCCAGCATGAGCAGATGCCGTAGGATATTCCTTAATTATAAGAGTTCCTTGTGTCTTCTTTGCAAGATTTGTTACCTTACTTTCAAACATCTGTTTTGGTAACTCAGTAATATCTTGAATAGGAACATTCAGAAGATTTGCATCAATTCTTTCAGCAATTCGCTCCTCCGCCATTTCAAGAGTGATGTAGAGAACGTTCCTGCCTTGCAATAAGACGGAAGCAGCCACATGGCACATAAAGAGACTTTTTCCGACACCCGTACCAGCAAGAGCGATATTGAGAGTCTTATTAGGTAAACCACCTTTTGTGATTTTATTGAAATATTCGAGATCAAATTCAATTTTTTCTTCCTTTCTGTGATAGGACTCATAACGTGATTCATAGTCTAACAAATAATCATGACCAATGTGTGTATCAAAAGACACACCAAGAGCATCTGATAGAATGCTAGGAATACTATCACGGTTTTTTTTCTCATCTTTACCATCTGCAATATGGATTGATTCCATCAAAGCAAGATAGATAGCACGATCACGGCACCACTTTTCAGTAGTATCAACCAACCAATTAAACTCAGATGGTTCATTATCCAAGTAACTAATAAGTTGAGTGATCTCTTTAAAAGTTGTATCGTTTATATCTTGACGGTTCTCAACCTCAATACAAAGAACTTCTTTTGTTGCGGGTTGATTGTATTGTTGAACAAATTTAAGAATCTCTTCAAATACAACTTTTTGATTTAGATCTTCAAAATATTCAGACCTAATAAAAGGAATAACTTTACGGACATATTCTTCGTTATGAAGCAAATTCCGAAGAACAAGAAACTCAACTTTATCCATGTGGCATATCAAATACAAATGTTATTCTTGTCTCATCACCGATATTTACGGTTCCATGAGGTAATTTATTGTTAAACCAAAGAAGAGTTCCAGGTTCAACAATAGTGGTATCAGTACCACAAAAATACTGATATCTTCCAAGGATGGAAAGATGATAACGATCTCTTGTAAGATAGTATGTTCCTTCATCAATGTGAGCGCCTACTATTTCACCAACAGGAAGCGAAAGAAATCCACAACGATGCAATTCTCTATTTCCAAAGTGCTTGCGTATAATCTTTCTAATTTCACTGTGATGTTCATATGCTGGAGTTTTGATATTGATTTCAGAATCTCCAACAAAGTCTTCTTTATTTTTAACCCCACCCATTATAAGTTGAAGAGCACTTACTGGCAAGTCAGCAAATCCTCTATCAACTAAAGACTGAGAATCCTTCAGATGTTTCTGATGGTCCCAGTCCTGTGGATACTTTTCAAGTTGTTCTACGACTTTTTTTACATTAACTCCAGTCTTTAAAACCTTTATCACGATCCGTAACTAAACTCTTCTCTTGCAATCTCATCAAGTTTTTGCATTACCTCTTCAGTGAAGTATTCTTTAGGATTGGCAAGAATCTGTTTGGCATAAATTTTCTTACCATCCATCTCATAACGACCCGCAACATTTTTCCAGAGTCCGCCGAGTTCCCCGAGTTCCAGAAGACCATAATAGCGATCAAGACCGCGCTCATCATAAAATAGACGGATTTCAACGTCCTTATTCTCCTTACTCAAACGCGATTTAGCAGTCTTAGCCTTGATAATATTTCCGACCACTTCTGTTCCATCCTTTTCTTTCTTTTTGCTGAGATAAATGATCGTAGAGGCTGCGTATTTGAGTCCAGAACCTCCCCCCATTTCTTTCGTTGGAACGTAAGCTCCGATGACATCGTATGTATGATTTGTGACAAGGAGTGGAACATTTGCTTGACCTAGTTTGAGTGTGAGCATTCGGAAGGCACCCTTAATGAGTTGGGATTTAGTCATATCCCTCACTTCCTTTTCATTCAGCGCATCATTGATTTCTTTACTTGTAGAAAGCATACCCAAAGAATCCAACACAAACATACATGGTTTACGTTCTTCTACGGGTGTCTTTAAATACATATCCACCGCTTTAAGTGCTTTTGTGCGAAACTCTTCAATAGTAACAACATTAACAACAACCAAACGAGTAGTATCAATTCCTCGCGATTCAATTAAAGATTTAGTAATGGCAGCCTCAGTATCAAAATAGAGACAATACCCATCGGGATTGGAATCAAGAAAATTCTTAACAACGGCGAGGCTAAAGAAAGTCTTTCCAGTAGAAGACTCTCCAGCAATAGCAGTAATCTTATTCCCAGATACACCACCAAATATACTACCTGAAACCAATGCATTAAAAATGTACGAACCTGTGTCAACATAAGTTTCCGTCTCATCAATATCTGATGCTAACTTAGTAAAGTCATCACCAATCTCTTTTATGATATTCTTAAGAAAATCCATCAAGCTACCATCCCGTATTCTTCACGAAGTATTTTTTTATAAGGTAAACCTTGTTCTCTAAGTTCTCTAACCAGTTTCAGTTTGTGATAAAGAGCAGCGTCTCCACCAAAACCAAGTGCTTTTACAATAGTATCTAGTTCTTTATCATTAATAGGCAAATCCATCAGGCAAAAAATGATTCAAGGTTTACAGTTTTTTCCACAGACCATCCAATTACATCAAGAATTGCCTTTAATGGTTCTATGAAACTTTTTTCAAATTGTAGTTCATAATCAATGTATTTGTCAAGACCAAGTTCTTTTGGAAAGTCTTGAATAAAGGAAATAATATTTTCCTGAATAATATTTGGTTTTTTCAAGTATACAAATTTAATTTTTTCACCATTCGCAATAAGTGAATACTTGTTCGTAAGATTCTTTTGTTTTACGTAGTGATTAAAAAGAAGTGCCCCACGTACGTGAATTGGCGTTCCTTTAATGTAAATGTCAGAAGATGAATAATACTTCCGAACATCTGACGCAGACCTAGGAAAAGCAATTTGTTCTGGTGGAAGAGACTTAAATTTTTCTCTACAGTTTTCAATATAATCAATCATTGCATTCTCACTTCCACTCATCATAATATTGAATGACTCTTTCAACATTTTACGACAAGGAGCTGGAGTTGAAGATTTGATTGCCTCAATACCTTTGATCTTTAATTTGGGTTCCTCATAACGTACACCCTCACTATCCCATACGCTTAGAATATACCTCTTTTTTGCAGTCCAAATACCACGTTCAGCAATACACTCACGCTTCATGAACATCTTTTGATCATAAGCATTTACATAATCCGCCAATTCTTGGTAAGAACTTTCAATATATTTTTCAAATTCCACCTGACAGACCTTATCAAGGAAAGAAACAATGCTTTCAGTAGTTTTCTCTCTTCCCGAGAATACATTTTCAACCAAAGGACCCATATTAATATACAAAGAGTCAGTATCAGAGGCAATAACATAATCAACTTCTCCAGTTTTTAGAATTTTGTTTAAATAAGAATTCATCTTATTCATAATCCACTGAATAGAAACTTGTCCAGATAATGTAATTGCTTCAGCATTTGCAAGTTTGTAATAACGAAAATACTGATTACCAATTGCACCATAGGCAGAGTTTAGTTGAATCTTTCGTGCCATCTGAATGTTATTGCAGCGGGCAATTTCTTTCTCTAGTTCTTTTGTTTTCTTCTTCTCATACTCTTGCTCTGCAGCAAGCATCTTTTTTTTAAAGATCACACGTTCATTATAGATCTTCTCCATCAATTCTGGGAGAAATCCTCTAACATCTTTTCTATACATTGCACCATTGGCACAAACCGCATAATCTTTATACATCTCAAAGGTCAAATCTTTATTCAAGATTTTATCCACATTAACTGATGGATGTCGTTCATCCATCAATGTTTCTGGAGAAATATTATATTGCATAATAAGATGTGGATATAGAGAGTTTAGGTCAAAACTCACAACCCAATCATAAATTCCAGGAATCGGTTCTTTTACATAAGCACCTTCATATTTTTCATCTTTTGCAGAACGTTCTTTTGGTGGAATTACAATATTTCTTTTCTTCAGATAATTGTAGATAATAGTATCCCACATTCTAACTTGAGAAAAAACATCACCATAATTTACTTTGGCGTCATATGCCATTGTAAGAGCAAGTTCAATCAGTTTCATCTTGTCTTCCAAACGGTCAACAAGTTCTACGTCAACAATGTTATATTCAATGAACTTTTGCCAACCTTGAGTATAGAAATCCTTGAAAGTATCATATTCAGAGTGATCAAGTTTTTTCTGACCAAGTTCAACCTCAGCAATATAATCAAGTCGATAAGATTCTTGTGCCTTATAAGTAAACTTCTTATAAAGATCAAGATAATCTAGAAGGGTTACACCACCAACTTCAAATGATGTATGCTTTCTTCCACTGATATAAACTTCTCCTTCAGTCACAAGACCCCATGGAGACATTCGTTTCATCAGTTTCTCACCAAGAACACGGTTCAAACGCTTACAGATATAAGGAATATCATATAGTTGAATATTCCATCCAGTGATTACATCGGGAACGTCAACCATCCAATAATTAATAAAATTGCTGAGAAGTTCATATTCACTTGGACAATAATGATATGTTACATTACTCTGCTTATTATTAAATGGTTTAACTCCCCATGTAATAATTTTTTTAGTGGCATAATCTTGAATTGAGATTGAAAGAATCTCTTCTGAACATGATTCAACATCTGGGAATCCCTGTTCTGAAGCAACCTCAATATCAAGAGTTACAAGTTTAATTTGATTAATATCAAACTTAATCTCATCCTCTGGATATTTTTCAGAAATGTATTGATAAATGTAACGGTCATTTCCGTAAATTTCAAATCCATCAATATCACTATACTTACTGATGAATTCTCTACAATCTTTTACAGTTCCAGGTCTTACCGCTTCTACAGACTCACCATTTAATGTTCTATATTTGGATTCTTTTTTGGTCTTTACAAAAAAAGTTGGATAAAATTCATCCCTAGTTTCAAATCTCTTACCATTATCAACGCCACGAACCAGAAATTGATTCCCAATCAATTGAACATTAGTGTAAAATCTCATTCTTTAATCAAGTCCTCATATTTTTCAAGTAGAGTTGGAGTTGGATCTGCAAGAGTTAAAATCTTATCAGAACTCATCATAAATGTTTTTTCCTTTGTATACCCACAAAGAAAAGGTTCCAATGTTTGATCACCTTTAACTACAAACGGATTGATCAGTTTGCAATCTGGTTCACCAATATCTGCACCAACTTCTTCAATCTGTGAGACCAAGATCAGATTGTTCATCAGTGCCAGTATTTTCGTCATTTTCTTTTCCATGATTAATAACATCCTCAATGTACATTTCTTTTAGTCTAGCAGTTGGTTCTACCATAGTAACCAACCAATCTGCAGGTACTGGAATCTTTTCATCTGCAGAAAGGGGAATCCATGGATAAAGAGAAACTTCAAATCCAGTTTTTTTAGAAGTTCCATTACCATCATCTTCAATAGTATTAGGATTTCTCATCCTAACCAAACATGGTTTATTTAAATAATATCCAACAACTCTTTGATTTTCCCCTTCACCAAAAAACATTTCTGATACATCGGAAATCAAATCTTCCCCAGATTTAAGAAGCATCAATTTAATAGTCATAAGTTTTTCATACCTCTCATCATTCTAGCAATAAAAAAAGGAGGAGTCAACCTGGTTTTTGCCAGGTGCTCCTCATGCGCCGACGATATTCAATTATATTTATCTTTTTCTTTTAAATGCACAAACTTTCTTTCCAGGAAGCATAGCATATGATACTGTTTTTCCATAACAATTTGGTTTTGGTGGTTTTGCATCGGCACCAAAATCACCCTTCATTTCCTTCAAGATGTCCATGAACTCCCGAAACGATTTCATATGTTTTTTTCTTTTGATGTTCTGGAATAACTCTATTTAGTTTAATGGTGAGTAATCCATCAACAAAAGAAACATCCCCAACAACTACATCATCAGATAATGTCCAAGTGCGTGTAAATGCCCTACGGGCAATTCCATTATGCATATATTCGTATTCTGTCGGTGCCTTCTTACACTCAACAAAAAGTTTATTCCATTCAGAAGATACCTCAATATCTTCCTTTTTATATCCAGCAAGAGCGATCTCTAAAGTAAACTCTGTTGAACTTTCCTTAATTAAATTATAAGGTGGATAATTAGTAGAAGATTCGTGTACCGTTCCAAAACGGGTGAGCCACTCATCGCCACCAATAAAGTTTTTTTCTAAATCAGTTAAAAACTTTTCAATATTTCCAGTATTGTACTTTGCAAGTGTTGTGTACATTTTAGTTCTCCTTTAAAAGCGAGGATAAAACGTCAGACCCAAAGCATCTGACATTAGTAATTATACAAGAAACGAAAAAAAGAGGAGGGGTAAAAACCCAACCTCTTTTTAGGGTGTTCCGACTTTTGTAGAGACCGCACGAAAAGTGTCTCAAGTTTATTTATCTCCTTTTTCTGGATTTTAAATTTAAATACAAATTAGTATATGCAGCAATTACCAAAAGAAATAAACAAATTGCATTAAACATCTTCCTGCGTTTTGCCTTTCTTACCAATATTGTATTTCTGCTCCAGAATCCAATCACCCTTGTCCTTGTACGCAAGAACTTTAATTTGATTCAATGGTGCTATATCGGTTACACTATCTGGTTTTACAACTGTAATAAGTCCCCAATCAGCAAGAAGACGCACAATACGATTACGACGTTGAACATCATTTACCGTAAGATTCGCGTGCTTGCCATCCAGAGCAAATAGTTCTTTAAAGTGAACAATAAAGTATCTACCCTGCTTGTGTAGAATATGGCAAGATTGATAGAGTTTTTTCTCCTTTCTTGATGCAACTCCGATGCGAGTCAAAGTCTCACGTACTTTCAGAAAGTCATCAGGTTCATTAAGAATCACCTCTACCATTTGGTCCTGAGACCATTCAACAGTAGGTTCTACCGTAGTAGTCATTTTTTTCCTCCAATATCAAGTCGTTTTTTGATGAAAGTAAGTTGTTCTTTAGTTAAGATCTTCAGTGCTTGTGATGCTTTTTCATTACTATAACCATAGTATGATTTGACACATTCTAAGTCTGTAACCTTATCTTTACGGAGCCAGGGAGAAAATCTCTTCCGTTTCCTAAGACTATTTAGATAAAACAAATATTGCATGTCCTTATCTAGGTGATGATACCTGTTCATTTCATTTGCATACATCACACAATCAATATGCCCAGATAAGCAACGATTGATAATGTAAGGAGCATATTCCTTCACAAGAGAAGGGTCTTCATCAATTAGATTGATCTTCGTCTGATTGATTGAGTTTAACCAGTCCTTCAATTCCATAATTAAATAGCAGTAGTTCTTTACGTTGTTTTTGCTCTCTCATATATTCACCTACAGAACGCATTGTATAAGTAAGATCAAACTCAGCAGCGTTCCAGTTCTTAAAGCGGTCCTTTACAAGTTGATCAGAATTATAACTTACCAATTGATCCATATTATTAGAATCGCAATCAGCAACAAACTTATCGTGATCAAATCCTTTATGCATTGATCCTTTGTTCCCATAGAGATTATCCTTAATGTCATAAGGAGGATCGAGATACATAAAAGCACCCATGTTTCCATCCATCAGATAATCGTAGGAATAGTTAGTTATACGCCATTTTTCAATCAACGTAGAATACGAAGGCAACTTTTCAATCCCTCGCATTGAAAAGTTGGCATTGGATGCTTGTGGTGAAAATGATGAACTCTCTGTGAGACCACTGAAACTACACTTATTGACAACATAGAAAGCCACAGCACGATCAATGCTTGGCAAATCTTTGTCATTAACTTGCTCCTTTGCTTTAAGAAAAAGTTCTTTTGCCAGGATTGGAGTATTATTTTCTGCCTTAAGATCAGTAAGTTTATCTTTTAAATCAGTACCAAACATCTGGAGTTGTTGCCAGAAATTTACCAGTGGTTCATAAAGATCATTTACCCAAATATCTAGGTTAGGATACTTCTTTGTGATGTAAATCGCAACACTTCCACCACCAAGGAATGGTTCGCGGAACTCATCATAGTTGCGAAGATCTGGAAAATAAGATCCCATTTTTTCACAGGCACGCGACTTACCGCCCGGATAACGTAAAGGTGTCTTGAGAGATTTCATTTGAATTCACACTCCACCATAATTTCAGTCAATGCCGCTAAGAGGTTAATTTCCTGATCAGCCACAAACGCACATTGGTATTGATACTTAGCAATAACAAGAACGGCAGCAGGAATAGTTTGGGGTGAAAGGCAATCATAACAGGCGTCATACACCCTACGAAGTAGACTAGAAGCATCGTTGTCCAGGTTGGAGACCACCCACTTGCGTACTTCTGGGAAATTCTTTTCTTTGAGGTTCTTGATAAGTTCATTTACAGAGATGTCTGAGAAAGATGCAAGAATGCCCGAGTCAATTTTTCCTCCCGTAGAGTACCTCTGACACTCGTTAAGGACTCTACGAAAGTCTGGGAAGTGTTTTGATACAAGTTCTGCAACGACTTTTTGATCATACTCAATTTTTTCCGCATCCAAAATTGTTTGGAGACGCTGGAAGAAACTTCCTGCAAGTTGAACTCTCTGCTTCCCTTTAATTGTGAAGTCGATGACGGCACATCGGGAGTGGAGAGGTTCAATAATTTTGTTCTTGTAGTTGCAGGTGAAGATGAATCGGCAGTTGCTATAAAATGCCTCAATATTTGCCCGTAGTAGGAGTTGTACGTCGTTTCCTGTGTTATCAGCCTCATCGATGATGATGACCTTGTGTTTAGAAGATCCCGTAAGTGAGACGGTCGAAGCGAAGTTCTTTGCCTGGTTCCGTACAGTATCCAGGAAACGTCCTTCGTCGGATCCGTTGATGACATAATAGTCTGCCCCTAGTTCGTTACATAATGCCTTTGCGATAGTCGTCTTACCAATACCAGGAGGTCCAGCAAGAAGGAGATTAGGAATCTCACCTTTTGCTACAAACTCCTTAAACGTTTTTTTAGTATCATCAGGAAGAATACAATCCTCAATCACTTGAGGACGGTACTTTTCCACATAAAGAAATTCACTTGTCATAATTTAGATCCAATCAGGTTTTCGTTCTGGCATACGAAGATAATTAGATGCAACCCAAGGTTTGGATGCGATATACATCTTGTAAGCAGTAAAAGTGTCAATGCTTGTGTCAAATTTATACTCATCTGGCATCGCACGAGCAAATGGACTCACATCAGTAATCTTCCCTTTGGGAAAAAGATAATAGGCATCTACAAGAGTCTTGTAACAGGCATGAACCTTATTATACCTCAAAGTGTACTCATCGCACAAGTTGAGCCCATGCTTAATCAGCCAATAAGCATTGTGGATACTTTCCAGTGCCCATTTGGTGCAGGGATGATTACGGAATGCTCCCTTGTCAGTTTTATAGGGTGTGTTATCAGTCTTATAAAGATTCCCATATCCATGACCCCATTTATCGGATGCCACAATAGAAAGCATTTGACAACATTCTAAAGGCATTTTGACAACGTGTTTATCGGGAAGGCAAATAGCACTCTCTGCGGGCCAAGGAGAAGTTACGAATATATTGATGGTAGGTTCCTCAACTCATCAGGTGTTCAATCATATAAAGCAGTACTTTTTGAGTACGTAGTTTACTTTTTCGGGTTTATCTTCCATCCAATATGCCTCATGTTCCATTTGCCTGGAAGCAGTAGACATTTTCATAGATTTTTTAATATCTTCCAGTTTATTCCAAGTCAATGGCATATCTTTCTGAGAAATGTAAAAAGGTTTATACCCATTACACATATGTGCCATATGTACAGCTTCATGATACACAGTTTCATTTATATAGTGTTTTACATCAAATCCACTATTTTTAATGTTTTTTGTGCAGATAACCATCTTGTTATAATCACCGTACCCAAATTGATCTTTGTTTCTGCAATACTCAATGTTTTCTCTTACTGGATATCCAGCACGAATAACATTTTGAACTATTTCACGACCAATAGGGGTCAAATACAAAAGAAATTCCATCAACCAAATGTAGAGTCAGGTTCTAGAGCAATATAATAGCACAGATCATGGTTCTTGCTGGTAAAACGTGACAAAAGTTTTTGTGACACAATAACTTCATAAGTGCCAGGAAGAATCTTAATATTCTCAACTTTAAAATTAAAGACAAACTTTGAATCGGTTTCACCAACAACTTCTTCATGTGCGTTAGAGGTATCATTCTTTTTGTCACGCACAACAAGTTTCACAACACCTGCTTCACCAACAGCAGAAATATCGGGAAGTTGATAAACAGATGCAGCCTTAAGAAGTTTATCAAGAACTTGAGTGCTCAGTTCAAAACAGACATCTTCAGTAGGAAGACTGATTGCCTTATCTGGTGGAGTAATGATGACATTTGGATCAGCAAAGAAATACTTGGAACGAGACTTTCCTTCTCGGATAACAACATATCCATCGTTGGCAAAATCAAGTTCAGGACTCTGGTGAAGACCAAGACCATTCAAAAACTGATTCAGATCATAGATACCAAAGTCTTTAGGAAGTTCTTCAGTAATAGTTGCTTCAGCAAGAATGTTCTTCATCACACTAATAGTGCGAAGTTTATTTCCAGTCTTGAAAAGAATTGACTGGTTAATAGAAGAAAAGTTTTTGAGGACAGAAATAGTTTTATCAGAGAGTTTCATAATATTCAGTAGTTGTAACGGTCAGTCTTGTTTTGGTGAAGTCCTGCAAAATGATAAAGGAGAACACAATAATGAATTGCTTTCAAAATATCTTGTTTAGATTTACCATTCTTCTTGCCAAAACGAGAAAGATACTTGATTGCATTTGAACGAGTGAATGGTTCTGCATCGCCAATACTCTCAATCAAATCAAGAGTTTGAGTTTTAGACTGTTCGGAAGTATAGTGAGATTTGTATGTGCTAACAAGATACTCTTCAACTTCTTTCAGAGTTTTATCTTCCTCATATTTCCAAAAACCATTTTTGTTTGTATCTTCGGGCATAGTCAAATTAAAAGTAATAGTGTCAGGATTATTCAGAGAAAAAGATTGGGAATGATTGATGCAAAAATCTTGCGCTGGACGAGGATTATTAACATCAAAATAAATCGTATCAGTTCCTTGCCCTCCAGAGATTACAGTATCTCCAAATGTTTTTGGAATGAAACTCTCATAAGTGCTCTCAAAGTTTTCGGACATTGTTTTTCATAGTAAAAGGACAAAAAGAGGAGGCACATTTACCTCCTCATATTCTATCAGGGTTGCTGTTGTTGGTCAAGGTCGTAAGTTACATACTCACCAGTAGGCATCACAAAGTCAGCATCAACCTTATCATACAATTCAAGGAATGCTTGTTTGGTCTCATCGTCAAAGCGATTGACGCAAACCTGAATTGCTTTAGCCTTGTCTCCAAAGATGCTATAAGCACGGATGATATGAACCAGTCGGCGGGTGCTGATGATTTCCTCAATACCACCATCGTAGAAGGTCTTACGGATAATATCGCCCCAATCAACCAGGCGCTTACAGAAGTCGCGGTCTTCCACACCCAAATCCAGAGCAACCCCTTCCAGGATCTTCTGCTCCACAGAGGGAGCAGGATAAGACTGCTCAAAGGTCACAGGAAAACGCTCAAGGAATGCTTCGTTGAGAACATTGGTGCCGATGAAGCGACCATCATCGCTACCCTTACCTTTAGTGTTAGCGGTGGCAAACACATTAAATCCAGGAGCAGGAGTGATGAACTTACCAATCTTTTTCAGAAAGACACCCTTACCTTCAAGTACAGATTGCAGACACAGAATCTTATTGGATGCCAAATCAATCTCATCCAGCAGAAGAATAGCGCCACGCTCAAGTGCTTCAATCACGGGACCGTTATGCCAGGCAGTTTCACCATTCACAAGACGGAAACCACCAATCAGATCGTCTTCATCAGTCTCAATAGTAATATTCACACGGATGAGTTCACGCTTCAGTTGAGAACATGCTTGCTCCACACTGAACGTTTTACCATTACCTGACAGACCCGTAATAAACGTCGGATAAAAAAGACGGGACTGAATAATTTTTTTAATATCGTTAAAGTTACCAAACTTGACGAAGGTATCATCTTTTTCGGGAATGAGATTTTGATGAACTTCAGGAAGAACAGCAACGCTATTAAAAGTACGCTCCATCTCTTCCACTTTCTTTTGAGTTACTTCCAGATTCCACTTACCGCGACCAACTTTGAAGTTTTCAAGTCGCTTGGTTACAGTAGGATAGGAAAGGTTTTTGGATGCACAATAACCGCGAACATCGGCAGCAGTAAACTCTTTACCAAAGGTGTTCTTCAGGTCACTGATGATTTGGTCGTCGGTCATTTGAATGCGGGACATAATGTGTGTTTTGTTTCAACTCAGTCATTATAAAGCAAAAAGGGGTCCGCTGGGACCCCTAGTGGTCAGTTTGCCAACTGGTTCCGAAGTGTCTCCAGATACTCCTTGCTGCCGATATGGCCTTTATATCCAGGATAGTATTTTTCAACAAGTGCAGGAATACCTAGAGCAGTAGTTACGCTGCTACAAGCAACCCACACTTCTTTTGTGTCGTACTTAACAACGTGCTCAAAAGGAAACTTTTTTTTCATTTTAATGCTCAACTGTAAATGTTTTGTTCTTAACTTTGGTATCAAACTCTCCAGTTCTACCTGGTTTCATTTTACCTATTTTAACATTCTTTCCTTGTCCAGGCCAAGATGTTTTAGAAGTACCTTTAAGTGTTGCTTCTCCACCACCTTTACGCTGAATAAGTACGGAATCTTGGTCATACTTTTTACCAAGTTTTTCAATCGCTTTCTTAAACTTTCTCTTACCCATTTTACCAGGAGTAATAACGTGAGATTTCTCTCCCACCTTTTTCTCTTGTGAAGTTCCAGGATTTTCTGTATATCTACCAGCAACTTTAGTAGGTCCTGGAAGACCAGCACCTCTTACATCTTTCTCAAGTTGTTTTGAGCGTGCTTTGTTTTCTGCTTTTGATTTGTCTCCTCTTTGAGCAGACATAATCGCCATACCACCTTTCTGCGACTTACTCATCACTCTTGTGAGTGATGTCTCGTCAATATACTCTTCAGATTTTACTGACTTTCTAGCAACATCAGAACTTGGGTCTTTTGCGTGTTTCATTAAACGAATAAGTTCAGCGACCTTTTTCTTTCTTTTTTCGTCAGTTCTTTCTTCTGCAGATTTTCTGGTAACAAAGAGTTCATCAATACGCTCTTCTCCAAGTTCTCCCATCGCTTTTTGCTTACGGAGTTTCTTGGGATTCTTCGTCTTGTCTGCAGAGAAGTTATCATCATTCTCATTGTCAGGTTCTACAGCACTACGATGTCTTGTACGTCTTTCTTCATCATCCATATTTGCACGACTTCTCTTCGCTTCATCTGGAGAATATGTTCTACCACTATTGTACCATTCTTTACCTACGTGACCTCTCTTCTTAGCATCAGTAGAAGCAGATCTTCTTTTATTCTTTTGACGATTTGCCTTAAAGTCTTTCATCGTCATACCTTCATCAAGTTCCACCTCTTCCTTCATTTCTCTTGCTCTTGCTCTTCTTAATTTTGCAACAGCATCTGCAGCAGCTTTATCTGCCGCAGATTTGTTTTCTCTTTCCTGTTCTGGTGTAGGAGACCCCAAATAACGATTCCTACCACTATTCCTATCTGCTCTTCCGATTGGTCCACGACCTCTACCATAGGTCATTTCAGAAACAAATTCTTGATAGGTTCTCATTTTTACGCAGAAATACTTTTTAGGTATTTATGCAACAAGAGAAATGAACTCACCAAGAACCTTTTTATTCAGTTTCTTAGTTTTCAGTGACTTCACAAAAGCAGATTTGATTTGTGCTTTTGTAGCAGTCTCAGAAACATCAAACTCAGCATCCTGAGAGAGAGCAGAGGAAGAGAGACCAAAGTAAGCATGATAACCAGATTTGGTAATCGTAAAGCTCTTCAGTTTCTTCCAATCATCCTGAATCTTGATGTACTGTTTGTAATCAGTGTCAGAAGCAGAGTGATAGAGATTAATGAAACGATGAGCGTCGCGACTAGAAAGAACACGAATACCGATAAAGTTAGTGTAAGGGAACTTATCACGGAGATTGCGAAGCATCACATCCGTAAACTTATGATAACCCTGATAATACATACAATCAAAGTTGTAAGTTGTTCCAAGTTTCCTGTCTCGCAGAAAAGAGTTGGAACCAATACCATGAACTCCCAGATAAGGTTGTTTTTCCCAAGCACGTTTCACTTCCTTGTGATAAGAAAGAACGTTTGCTTCACCATCAGTCAGAATGACGCACTGAACTTTCTGCAGTTTGTTCTCACTCTGGAACTTGGGAAGAATCTGATGCAGTGCTACCAAACTCTCATTCAGAGGAGTTCCAGACAGATACATCCGACTGGGACAAGTGTAAGGAGTGTGATAAGTATCTCCAAAATACACGGCAAGACGCCAAATATTCATCAGTTGCTTTTCCAGTTCATTACCAGAAACTTTACTGGTAAGAATATTCATCAAGGCAAAGTCTTCATCAATACAAAACACACCTTCCTTCTTTTCATAGTGAGAAGTGCGGTCTACTGCAACATGCTTCCCAGTTTCATAATCATACCCACAACGACGCCATTCATTTGTGAAAGCATAGACCTCAAAAGGAATGGAAACTTTTTTACAGAACCAAATCAGATTAAAAAGTTGTTTGCAAGTATCCAGGAGAACATTTGCCATAGAACCCGACCAATCTAGGATAAAGATTAGACCGTGATTTTTGCCATCAGGAAGCACAGTCACTTTCTTAAACAAATCCTCACTGAACTTATAAGAATGTAGACGAGCAGTATCAAGAACTCCAGTGCGAGCAGTAGAAGCACGAGAGTAAGAATCAGCAGCCTTGCGACACTCAAATTCTTTCACAAGATAGTTAACTTCCTTTTGAGCGGAAACTTTAAACTGTCGGAAAGAAGTATCTGCTTCCTTAAAAAGGTCAACTGAGGTGGTGTTATGGCACTCATTGTAAGAGTTCTGCTGCTGATTAAAAGCACCAGTAATCTCTTTATGAATCTCAGAGTTTTTACCAATAATCGTATCCAGATTTACTTTCGGAACCTCAACATAGACATTATCATATCCATCCTTGCTTGCAAGTTGACGGATTTTATCCTCAAGATTATCTACTGTCTTGATTTCAGGTTCTTCATCTACATCAGGACTGGAAGAAGTTGATTGTTGATTATCATTATTGGAAGGTTGATTTTCATCCAACTGACCATTATTATCAGGTTTGTTTGCTTCACCTTCTTCCTCACTATCAGATTTACCTTCATCCGATTGATTTTCGGTAGGAGAAGTTGCAGAACCTTGAGATTGTTGAGCATTCATCTCATCAACTTTTTCTTGCTCCTTTTCTTTCTTACAGAACTTATAAAGCTCTTCAGCAGCAATCAGAACATCTGCAAAAGTTTCAGAAACACCAATCAGGTCAACAATCTCCTTTTCTTCTGGAGTGAAATCCATCGGAAGAAAGTTACCAACTTTGAAGTAAAGATTTGCTTTGTCGGCAAGATTGAACTTGGAAATATCCTCACCCTCAAGTTGAAAGAAATCTTCCTCATTCAGTTCTTTATAACCACCAAAGAAAGTCTTAGCAAGTCCAGCATACTTACGCTTCATCAGTTTCTCAATGCGAGCATCCTCTACCACATTTACAAACTGCTGAGGAACCTTACAAGTCTCAGTCCAATCCTCATCAGGTGTGAAGAGAGCATGACCCACTTCATGCCCCACCAGAAGGTCATAGACGGTGTTGCTTGCTTTCTCCCACAGAGGCAGCGTCAGAACCCGCGTATGAACATTAAAGCAGGCAGTCTCAACCTTCTTGTGCTCGACTACAAGGTCTTCAGTCGCAAGCAGTTTCGCAAGTTGGGATTTGATTTCGTGGCGAACAGGCATCGGTTTTGTTTCGTATGAACCCATTATACAAAAAAAAGAGGGTGGTGAAACCCTCTAGTGTGCCAGTTTGGAAAGTGGTTCAACCATTAAGATTTTAATTTACCAATTATCCTGAAGTTCATTACTTCTAGGTCTTCCCGCATCTCTTTTACGACCTCCTGTTTCTCTATTTTTGTCCTCTTTTCTTTTGGCCTGGGCAGGATTATGAGTATCTGCAACCTTGGCCATTTTTGCAACTCTTTCTGGGTCTGTATGCTTTGCAGCCTGCTTGAGCATTTTGCCTACGGGAAGTTTTTCTCTTTGAGCCATTTCAACAATATCTTCTCTCCACTCTTCACTCATATTCACCATAATACGTTCTGCTGCTTCTGGAGTTTCAGCATAACCCTCATCAAGAAGGTGTGAGAGGATGATATCGTAGATATCTACTTGCTCATTTTGACGAAGTGCTTTACGACGTTGCTTCTCTTTTTGTTTGGGCGATAAGTGAGCGCCCTTTCCACGATTAGCGGAGGGGTCCCAATTTGGTCCTGGTTCAAATGTAATTCCACCCTTTCTACCAGAACTGCGAGCAATAGCTGCTCTTGTAAATTCATCTCTACTTGATGCTTCATCAAGTTCTTCTGGCGAAGCATAAACTTCCATGTATGCTTCTGAAAGATTGCGAATGTCTTTTGCGTCCATTTTTACAAATACTTTTTAGTTATTTATAAAAAGAAGCGTCTCTGGAGTTGAGACGCTTCTTGAGTGCTTGTCTTCGTGATTTTGCTTGCCGAAGTGCTTGCGGTTTAAGTTTTCGTTTTTGTTCTTTCTTGGAATGATGCTTCCAGTTTGGGACTTGCATTGTTCTTGAGTGGTTCAGACCACCATACGGGAAAAACCTTTGACTTTCTCAAACTTTATGACACTTTCAAATCTGTCCTCAAGACCAGTCTTGTGAGAGATAACAAAAATGTTTGCGTCTTTGATCACATAACGAATAATCTTAAGAAACTCTTCTGTTCCAAATCCATCAAGTGAACTATCAAACACCTCATCCATAATCAAAAGATTTGTATTCACGGAGTTCTTAAATCTTGCAACTTCTCTCCAAGTAAAGAGTAATGCAAGGTCAATCCTCATTTTTTCTCCTTCACTAAAGGAAGCATAAGAGAAATCTTCATGAATGGGTGACTGGACGGTTTCATTAAACTCCTCATCAAGAGTAAAGTTAATATAGAAGTCCATCATTTGCAGATAACGATTAACCTGCTGATTGATGAGGGGCAAATACTTCTTAATGATTTTGGATTTTACTCCACCGTCTTTGAGCAAACTATACGAAAAATCGTAATAGTTGATTAAGTCTTTTTTAGAAGCGAGTTCGTTGTATGTAGTTTTTAGATTGTCTTTGAAGGATTCTAACTTCTCATGTTCAGAATTTCGGTTTGCAAGGTTCTCGGTAAGAACTTGAATTTCATGTTCAAGATTTCGGATTTGTCTTTGTAGTCCGTTAATCTTAATATTGTTTTGAGAAATGCCATTCGTTAATTTTGAAATCTCCTTAGATAGAGAAGTGAATTGACGCTCTCGCTCCTCTTCCTCTTTAATTGCCTCCTCCAGTTCTTTATAACCAGATTGCAACTCCTTTGCTTTATTTTGAGCGTCCTTAATCTTATTTATTCTGAAGTCATCCTCAATCTCTTGTGTACAGGTAGGACAAACCGTATTTTCAGTAAAAAACTTATGCTCTCTGGTAATCGTAGATACTTTTTGAGAAATTTTACCTTTCAGATTTCCTAACTTACGAAGTTTATCGGCATATCCAACCAACTTATCTTGCTCCCCAATATACTCACGAAGAGGTTCTTCCATAGAAGAATTTTCATTCATATATTGTTCAATTTCTTTATCTAAAACGGATATTTTCCGATTGTTATTCTTGATATTATCCTTTCCCCTATTTTCAAGTTCCTCAATAAACTCCTCTTGCATCTTAAGTTTTTCTGCAAGAGATTGTTTCTTAAGATCCAGAACTTTGATCTCTTCTTTTGCTTGACGAATCTTCTCCTTAATGACCATATTCATGGAAGAGAAAATCTTAATATCAAGCAAATCCTCAATCACTTCACGACGATGAGCCGCAGAAAGTTGCATAAAAGGAACAAAAGTACTTGAACCCAAAATCACAATTTGAGTAAAGGACTTATAGTTCATCTTCAGAACATTTTGCTCCAACCATTTCTGTTGGTCCAGTGCGGCAGCAGATTGATCCAAAACAGAACCACTTCTCCATACTTCAAATAAAGCAGGTTTAATTCCTCTTACAACTTTCCATTCAATATTTCCAATACTGAATTCAACTTCAACTTTGCAATCCTTTTCATTTACAGAATTGATGAGTTGTGGTTTATTGATTTTACGAAATGGTTTTCCAAACAAAGAAAAAGTCAGAGCATCAAGAACTGTGCTCTTACCTGCTCCATTTGTACCAATAATCAGATTGGTTTTGTTTTTTGTAAAGTCAACTTCCGTATATTGGTTCCCAGTAGAAAGAAAGTTTTTCCATCGAATAGTTTTAAATAAAATCATGACCAGAAGTATTTGGAGGAATTACAATGTCATCAGGTGTAATAAGAGTATATTGATACCCATGAACTTCACAGGTTTTTATCATTACTTCATCTTCAATTTCAATCACATGCATTTCAGGATATCCGTCTTCTTCTAACATCATAGCATACCGAACAGCATCATCCTCTTCCTCAAAAAGATACAAGATATGCTCCCCTTCATCGTCTCTTACAGAATATGCACCTTCCTTTTCTCTACCATTGATTGTTAGAATAAACATATTAAACTAATTCACATGCTTCCTGATAAATTTCTTGCATCATTTTTTGAATGATTGATTTATCAAGACTAATTTCTGCCTCCTGAATATATCTATTCAAGATAGAAATAGTATCTTCACTTTCAAATGCTTCAAACTCTACAGGTTCCTGAATATCAAAATTTTCAATAACCTTAAGTTCTGCGATGTTAGAAGCATAGAGTTTATCAAGAAACTTCTCAAACTTTTTAGTATCTGTCTTTTTACGAACAACAACCTTTACAATCTTGTTCTCATACTCTCTCGTATCAAATGTTTGATAATTTGTATCCTCATAGTAAATGTTGTAAAACATTTTATAAGGATTATTGATATAAGTATGCTCTAATGTTTCAGTATCAAAAATAGTGAAACCGCGAGTATCATTTACATCCGTCCAATAAATCTCATAAGGATTTCCCGTGTAGAATACAGTTCCATTATCAGAACGAGTGTGGTAATGACCAGAAAATACCTTTTTGAAGTTTGTAAAAAGATTTGCTTCCAGTCCATGTTCCATAACAATTTGACGGTTTACACGAAAACCTTGAAACTCAAGATGACCCATCGCAACTTTTGCCTTGGTTTTTTTAATCATCTTAAGTGACTTCTCTTCATTTTCCATACAGATCCATGGAAGAAGAAGAACATCAAGATTTCCAACTTTGATTTCCGTAGGAGAAGAATATGTCCGAATGTTTGGATAATCCTTTAACAGAAGTTGAGGGGAATTTGTATTGTTTGTATTCTTATAATAACTATCATGATTACCAACAATCATATGAACCTCATAGTTTTTAAGAGGTTCAAACACAACTCTTTTTGCCCACTCTAAACTTTGATAATCAATTGATTTGCGACTATCAAAAGCATCGCCCATATGAATGATTGTATTGATCCCGTACTGTTCCAGCGTCGGAAAAAATACATTCTTATAAAAAAGTTCAAAATAATCATGAAAAAGTTTTGAACCTTTCCTTGCCCCATAGTGGGTATCGTTGATTAGAGCTACTTTCATTCAATAACGAAGTTTGGAGTGGACGGCATCCTTAATAGAATTATAGTCGCTGTAGTTAGATCCGTCAATGCTATTGTCATCAAATACTTCAGAATAACCAGAACGTTCTAAAATTTTGTTTTTGATTTCTAACTGACGCTTTTCTCTTTGAATACGACGAAGGAACGCATAATGAATAATTTGCGTGAAGTACGCAAAAGGGTTTTGCGACTTCTCTGGATTGAAGTTGTGAATGTACTGAACGCAGTTTTCAATACCGTCAGAAATCATATCTTCCTTGAACATATAGTTCACGAAGTTTGGTTTGAAGGAAAGATGATTTGCAATCTTCAGAAAACACTCTCCAATGTAGCGAGGAATAGGAGGTTTTGGTTTTCCTTGAATGAGGGCAATTTCTTTATCTTCACGGTACTTAATGAGAGCGGCAAGAAACTCTTTATTATTTACGTAATGCTCTGACCTTTTTCTTTTGGTCATGACTGCTGTGGTTATCATAAGTTTTTATCATTATTATGTAGGTATAATAACATAAACTTAACTAGTTGACAAGGTATTCAAAACCTTGTACAATTACCTTTGTGGAGGTTGAAAAGATTATCTTTAGCTATTTTTATAGAGTTTCTCTAAGATCTCTTTGGCATCATTAACATTAGCAAGATAACCCATTCTGCGGTTTATTTTTGATTGGTTACCTTGCTCTTTGTTTGATTGACGAATAAAAGATTGATACATCATTATCATTTCAATATCTGAAGACTCTGAAAGAGTGAGTACATCTTCAAGATTAAGGATAAACATATCTTCTGTTGTTGTTTTTAACCATGGTTCTAGTTTATATCCAATAATACCACTTCTACTTTTTACTTCATTAACAATAATTGGATTTGAAACTATTAACATGGTTCTATCTTCTTCTTCAGAGGCTGCTACCTTTGCAAAGATTTCTTCACCTGTTTTCAATTTTACTGTTGCATAAAAGTCTTCTTCAATTCCCATTTTTCTTTAGTTGTATTGTGACTATTTCATAATTGAACTTTTCTTCATTATAGATTTTAATTCTTTCTATAAAGTGATTTAAAGTATAATTTTTTCTTGAGTTGTGAGTACAATCATCGGAGATATCATAAAGTGTTGCTTTTACTTTATCTTTTCCTTTTCTAAGAACTCGTCCAATACTTTGAAGATTGCGTATTCTGGACTTACTAGGTGAGGAGAAGATAACGTTATGGAGATTTTTAATATTGATACCTGTAGAAAAAGTTCCATAAGAAGCAACAATAATTGCGTTATTTTCTCTTTCAGTAATCTCTCTAACTAATTCTCTTTCTTCAGCATCCACTCCACCATGAACAAAGAATACTTTACGTTCATCTCGCTTTTGACTATTTATCTTTTCATATAAGATAGCTCCATGAGTTTCTACTCTGCTGAATAGAACAAGAGTATTTCCTCTTAAATCTAAAGCAAGATTTGTAATAAATTTATTTCTTTGCTCGTGAGATATTAAGTATTGTATTTCATCTTCATAAGTTTCAAATTTTTGTGGTGAATGTTTGAGGACAATACATTGAATATCAAGTTGAGAAAGATGACCTTGTTTCATTAACTCATCAGTTCTTGTAACTTTATATGATGGTCCAAATAATCCTTCCAAAACCCACTTATGGGTTTGAGTTCCATCTAAAGTTCCAGTAAAACCAAAACGATACTTTGCATGATGAAGCTTAGTCATAATCTCTATGAGAGATTTGGACTTGAATAAATGTGCTTCATCTCCTATAATTACTCCATAATCTTCGAAGAAAGAACGCTCGAGTTTATATACAGATTGCCAAGTTGTAATCGTAACTGGAAACTCATTAGTTTTTTCTCTACCAGAATAGATACGATGGCAATATGTCTCAGCATCCCAACCATAATCAAGGAAATCCTTGTACATCTGTTCTACAAGAGATGTCGTTGGAACAACTAAAAGAATTTTTTCGCCTTTATTCACATAATATCTTACGAGAGAATAAATCATCAATGATTTGCCGCTCGCAGTGGGGCTTATCAATAGTTTTCTATTATGCTTTAGGGCACCATATACTCCCTCAATTTGATACTTCCTGGGAGTATGGGCACAAATGGAATGCATATAATCCTTAACACCTTCATATGAGATTTGTTCATTCTCTTCATATGGAGTGCCATAGAACTTATTGTCTTCAAATTTATAAGTGTATCCGTATTGCTTACAAAAATTTACAATCTTATCCAGCAGACCAACATAGATCTGCTTTGACCTCATATCGAATAAGTGAATTTCTCCGTTCCAATTTCTTCCACGGTATTGTGGCATGAACTTTGCATTTGGAACTTCAAATTTGAAATGATCTCTAAGTTCATATTCAATATGAGGTTCTGTATTGATTTTTAAAAATACTTCGTTTGATTTAGATATAACAAGGTCTGTTGTATTCACGATGTCTCATGCATCTGTGAATATTTATTCACCCGAGTCCAGCGTTAAATCTCATGAATTCAATTGCATTTTTAATTTGATATGTTCTGTTTTGAATCATCTTTAGGATACTTTCAATATAAACAAGCATAGTATCGTAATAATCAATCTTTAAACATACTGTAGAAAGTTTTTCATCTGCGTCAAGATACTTTTGCATTGTATCTTTATCTCTAATTTTCTTGGGGAATGGATTTTCCACATAAACATCTGGATCTGCCTTTCCTGAATAATATTCATATCTTTCGTGACGAATATTTCTTTTTTGTTGTTCTGCCTTTTTTCTTAAAAGAAATATTGTATTGTATAAGTCAAAATATTTTGCATGAAGAACTGGAATATTTAAAGATTCTGTATGTAAATTATCCGCATCTATCTTCGAATCTTTTTCCCACATTTCTTGAATTTTATCAAGATCAATACTCATAAGGGATTTCCACCTAAATCTGTCATAGTATAAACAGTATACTTGAAAGTTACATCTGCTGTAAAGTATTCAATATCAGTGTTTGTTGCATCAAACGTTATGGTTGATAGTGAATATGGAAATAAGTCTTTAAAAAAGACTTGAAATTTTGCAACAAGATTGCTGTTTAAAATTTGTAAGGTTCCATCAGAGTATATGTTTTGTCGATCATTAACATAATTACCCTGTATTATACCTTCATTACTTAGGTCTCTAAATTGTTTAACTTCCTCTGGATATCCTAATCCCCTCATCCAATTTTGAATCTCCATATAATTTTCAAGGTTTTCATCAACTAAAAAACGTAGAGATAAATCACCAAATTCAAGTTTATTTCCTGGTTGGGGAATATTTCTACCAAGCATTGTTGGTTGTGACGCCAAATCTAATGTGATATCTGGAACATTAGCTTGATTGCAAAAGAAAGCAACTTTTGGGCTTCTTTTTAAAACAAACTTAAATCCAGTTGGTGAAAGAAAATTTCTATTTTCAATCTGAGAAGGTCTTCCTGCCATTGTATTAGATTGTGCGTATTTTTATTTAGATAAAAAAAGGGACCCTCGAGGGGTCCCCGTGAACTTTATGTGAAATGAATCACATGAGGTTCTTAACAGCAACTCTTCTGTAGTAGCGGTTAGCGTTAACAAGAAGACGACCTTCACCAACAGTGGTTCCCTCAGCAAATGGGTTAGCAACCATACCATAACGAGTCTTAAAGCCAATTTTTGGCTGGAAGGTGTTCTCGCCAACAGCACGTACCATCTGGAGAGGAACGTATGGGCAATAGAACAGACCTGCATCATAAGGTGAAGAACCCTTATAACCAACAACATAGTACTGGTTACCTGGTGTTGCATTACCTGAAGTCAGGTTAGCAGCATAAGGATCGATATAAACACGATACTTACCTTGGAGAACACCAGCAAAGGTGTTACCAGTGTCATCAACGTTGAGGTTAGCGTTGAGGGCAGGGGTGTAATCTAGAACACCCGCCATGGTCAGTGCTGAAGCAACGTCAGCAGAGCACATGATGATGTTGCCCTTTCCTCTACGAGTTCTTTGAGCAATAGCGTTAGCATCTCTCTCAATCTGGAACAGAAGACCCTTGAACTTCTCAACTGACCAACGACCGTTGGAGTCAACATCAAGGTCAAATACGCCAGGAGTTGCAACGTTTTGTACAGCGCCCTGTTCAGCAACCTTGTAGATGGTTCTGATAACTTCGCGGTTGATCTCAGCAAGAATCTCAGTTGAGAGAATGTTTGCGAGTTCCGCTTCAGCATTCAGACCATGGATTGCTTTCAGGTCTTGTGCAAGCTCGAGGCTGTATTCTGCTTTCAGAGCACGGCTCTTAGCAGTAACAGTGACCTTCTCGATTGAGAAAGCCATTTCGTTGAACTCACCCTCAGTACCGTCACCAAGCTTTTCTGCAAGGTCGGTTCTCATACCTTGACCAACGTTATACGCGGTCGAAGTAGCGGTAGCAACAGGGTTTAGAACTGAAGGATTGCTGCCAGCCTGAACGGTTGTACCGATACCAGCGCCAGCATCACTCCATCCAGCAGTGTTGTTGAATGCACTATCCTGACCGGAGAATGCGGTATCAACTTCATCATAGAAGGTTTCAGCTCCGCCTTGCGTCTTATACTTCGAACGCATTGCGAAGATGAGTCCAGTAGGACCACTCATTGGTTGAACGCCAGCCAGGTCATAAGCGACCAGGTTAGGCATTGAACGGCGGATGAGTGAAATCAGAACAGGATCGAAACCAGCAACGGTTTGACCACCTGCACCGGTGTATCCACCGTTTCCAACTGAGTTGGTTGGTCCTTCCATCAGGTTGGAAAGATTTCCAACATTAAATGCTTGCTCCTCTCTGAGGAATTTTTCTTGGTTCTCGAGCAGGACAGCGGTTACAGCTCTACGATGTGAATCTTTGATTTGATCCAGACCCTCATAATTGAGGAGAGGTGCCCACTTTTCCTGCAGATGCTCGGAATGGAACATTTGCTTTTACCTTTTACTAAGTGTTTGTTTTTTGGGTTTGAATTATATTAAATTCAATTATTTGCTAAATGCTGAAAGAGTCTTCAGGTATGCAGACATCGAATCAGAAACATATTCTGGTGCAACATCTACACTCTCGGAGAGCGTTTCAGTTTTAGCTGAAGGAGATACTGTTCTTGAAGGAAAATATGCTTCCTTTAGAGTCTCCAGTTTTTCACGATATTCTTCTTCACTTTCAAACTCAACACTTTCGGCAAGTGAAGCGAGCTTATCTTTCTGAGTATCTGCAAGACCCTCAGAAATCTCATCGAAGATTCCGTTTGCAACCGACTCTGCGAGACGCTTGTTTAGGGAAACATTCTTCTCAATCTGCTCGTTGAGTTTTGTCTCCATTTCATCAAGTTTTTCTACCATGCTCTCAAGCACATCATATTTATCTTCAGGGATTGATACATAATGTTCTTCAAAAAGTCCTTTCAGACCAGTCATGAAGGATTCGGTTAACTCTTCCTTCAGACCATTTTCAACTGCAAGTGAGTTCTCATTGAACCACTCATCAGCAACATACTCAAGATAAGAATCTACGCGCTCTGATAGAGCTTCTGCAATTTCTTTTACTTCTTCTACGAGTCTTTCTTCGTAGACTGCTTCAATTTCTTCTTTAATTTGATTTACTCTTGAAGTAATTGCAGCTTCAAAGATGGTTTTTGCCTTTTCTTTGAATTCTTCTGAAAGATCCTCACCCTCGATTAGGGCATTGACATCTTCTTCAATGTCAAACTCTTCTTCAACTACTTCCTCTTCTTCCTCTTCGCCACCATCTTCAGCAGCATCTTCATCTTCTAATGCACCTTCAATCTCTTCTTCACCTTCTTCTTCAATCAGGTCCTCATCATCGAGTTCTTCTTCTTCTTTCATTGCTTCAGCTGGTTTAGCATTTTGATTTACAACATCCTTAACTTGCTTAAGAGTTGCGCCTGGAGTCTTAAGCTTTGCAGAATCATCATCAGACTTATAATTCTCTGGAGTAGGACCACCAAGATCTTCCCAACCACCAGTTTGACCAGGTGGAATATTGCCTGAAAGCGTTGGCATTGCTTCTGCTGGTTTTGCACCGGCATTAACAGCAGTCCTGGATTGCTTTGTGCCTACTTCCATTTCTTGTAATTGTTTACCACGAGACATTTGAACTCTCCGATTTTCCTGTATGAAATCTATATTTATTTATAAATTAATAAATTACAATGAGTTTAAGAACTCATTGAATAAACTCAACTTATAGTCTTCCAAAAGTCTTTGGTCAACTAAAGTGTTAATTTTACGTCTAGTATTTTCTGCAATTTTTTCTCTTAAGATGCCACCATCCCATACCCACTCCTTTCCTTCCATGATTCCTTGAACAAAAGCATCTGGTGCGGAAGGATCTGCTACAATATCTGCAGCAGTTGCAAGCATGAAGTCTTCACCAACTTCTTTATATCCTTTGTTATTTTCTCTTAAAGATCCAATACCACGAGAAGAAACTCCAAGAGTCACTCCATCCTTAAGAAGAGATTCTGCAATTTTTCCCATTGGAGTTGATAAAATTTGTGCCTTACCAATGAAGTTATTTCCTTCACGGCAAAGATCCACAATTTTATGTGATACTCTGTCTAGGTTTACGGTTGGACCATCTGGGTGCCCAAGTTCTCCAAGAGCACGTCCTTTTTGAACATACTGTTCAGTGTAACGCTTTACTTCACGCTCCATAATTTGCATTGGATACATGCGCCCATTACGGTTAACGCATTCTGCTTGAAGAAAAGGACCCTTAATATAAAGTTTTGTCTGATTGCCTACCTTTTCGGTAAGAACTTCAACCTTTTCGATCTCCTCTCTGATTAGTTTCATCATGCTTGTCCTGAAATTTGTACTTGTTGGAAATGAAGTATTCCTGAACCTAACCCATATGCGGAAACTTTATTTGAAAGAGTAACGGAAGCATCTCTTGAAGAAAATGCTGTTACAATTCCAGAAGAATTATAATTAACCGTCATTCTTGTTTGATAGTATCCATCAATTCCAGAAGAAGTGTTAACAGATAATACTTCTTGATGTGTAAAATTATAATATGTTTGAGCCGCAGAAACTAAAGAAACATAATCACCAACTCCAAAGGGAACTTGAGTTCCTTCTGGAACAGTGACAATTGTTGTTGTTCCTGTTGTAACACCAACAACTCTGTTTGATGCTTTAGTTAAACCCAGTGTTACAGATTCTCCGGGTGCAACATAATAATCAGTATTTGTTGCAGTAGGAGTTGCTCCTACTGCAACATGTGCCGATGCACCAACGGCAACAACTCGCAGAACACTTGATTGTACAGAAAAAGCAGATGATGTAGTGGCAGCACCTGCTACAAAACTAAATGAGGAACCTGCCCCAACTGGTCTATGAGCCATTATTTTAAAAAAACACTTTTAGTTATTTATTAAATTAATTATTCCTCTTCTCCAATTTCTTCTTCATCTTCAATATCTTCTTGACCAAACATGTTCTGTGATACCATTGGTCTAAAAGAATCAATACGTTCTGCAGATTTTGCAAAAAGAATTTCTTTGATTTTATCACTGATTTGGGATGGTGATTCATCAGCAATAATCATATCCATGAGATCATCCATTTCTTTAATACCTAGAAATAATCGTTTTTATTTATATTTCTCCACCCTTGGGCATTTTTGTAATGCCAGGTGCTTCAGTTGCTTGACCTTGTGATTCAAGGTCTGGCTCCATAACTGGAGCACCCAAATCCATAGTGGATTGTGATCCATCTTGTTCTAGTGGAACTTCTTCTCCACCCATACCCATTGCTTGTGCGCTCGGGTCGGGAATTACACCATCTTCAATTTCTTTTTCAATGAGTGCATCTTGTTCTAGAATCTCAACATCTGTTTGGCGAAGAATCTTTCTTCTCACATAATCTTGTGAGAAATACTTACCAACATATGGTTCTGCAACGGCAACCATATTTAACCTTTCATTCAACAACTCGGAGTCTTTGAGTTCTGAGAAGTGGTTATCATATAAGAAATCATACTGAATATGCTCACTCATAATCTCCCAGTCTTCTGGGGTTACAATGTTTTTAAGAATGAGTTGAGTTCTCAACATGTCATTAAACATGTTTGAAAATCTTTTTCTTAGACGACCAACAAATTTTGTGAACTTAAGTTCATCTCTAAGAATTTCTGATGAACGACCAAGATTAAATCCACCTTCTCCATCCATTCTTGATGGTGGAACGTTTAGTGAGCGATATAGCTTCTTCTTAAAATATTCAATATCTGTAATCTCCCCAAGATTTTGACCCCCTGGAAGAGTGGAGATTTCAGTTCCTCTGCCACCTTCACGGCGTGGAAGCCAAAAGTCTTCAAGCATTGCCATGTATTTTTTATCATCGCGAATTTCTCCAGTTGATGCATCATAAACTAACTTATTACGATACCGCATCATAACGTCACGGAGATATTGTTCTGCCTTAACTTTTGGTAGGTTTCCTACATCAATATAAAAAATTCTTCTTTCTGGTGCTCTTGAAAGTCTGTAAATAACAAGAGAATCTTCAATCATGCGGAGTTGATTGAGAGATTTGATTGCCTTATGTAGATATGATAGAGTAGTTCCTTTATTTCTATCTACTAAACCCGAAGTGCAGTATGTAACTGCATCCTTTGCAATTTTTATACCCTGACTTGATCCAGTTGCATTTAAATTTCCAGTTGGATATTGTGATTTTGGATTGTAAATGAAATACTCCTCAATTTCTGGAAAGTCATAATCCATTGGATTATCACTTTGTACTACAGAAACTTTATACTTATCTTTGTTTTTCTTTTTATCTTGCCTAATATAACGCATTTTCATTGCGTCAATATACCTCAATTCCTGAATACCATCATTTGGATTCTTAAGATCAATTACTTTATGATAGTAAATTCTTCCATCAATATACCAATTTCTATAAATTTCATGAGACTTTTTATCAAAATCTAATAGATTTAAAATATGTTTAAATTCTTGACGAATTTTTTTCTTGATTCCATCACTAGCATTTAGATTATCTAGATCAATTTGTACTGGAGTATCATTTGTATCCGAAACAATTGCTTCGTTTACAATGTCTTCAATTGCACTATCAACTTCAGGGTGAAGTGCCATTTCGCGATATCTTTTAATTAACTCAAATTCTGTTCTATAAACTCCCTCAATATCAACGTACGAACCAAAAAAACCACCACTTAAATAATGGTCAACCCCGTCCTCATTGTTAGGGGGGACGGGGGAAACCACATTGGGTGATAATGGTTCAGTATCCTCAATAGAGAATCCAAATAATTTTGCCATAATTTATTAGTTTTAGAATAACCTTTAGACTATTTATTAACCGTTTGGACCACCAGCACCAGTTACGTTAATGCTTTGAACTTGGAATTCAACCGTAAATTCCTCAATTGTCCCACTGCTATCATATGAAAGATCAATAGCACTTACTGCAGTTGGGAAAATATCAATAAATTCATACTCCTTAAGAACTGCATTTGCCGATCCTGTGTTATCTTGGCTACTTGCGGTAGATCCTCTTCCAAGTTGATAAACTTTTGCATTTACCATGTATGCAGATGGATCCGTGGCACCAATGTTGGTATCAAGTTTTGCAATTAGTTCGGTCCAAGCTTCAAATGCATTTCTTAAGACAAATCCCTCATCGTTAATGATTGTTACTGTCCATGCATCGATAGTTCTGTCACCAGCAACTTTAAATACTCTTCCTCTAAATGGAACATCAATTGCCCCAATTGTTTGACCAGGAAGTTGTGCTGCTTTGCACATGAATCTGAAATTATCAGAATCCCAATCAATATTACCTGGAAGTGTTGCTAGTTCTACTTCAAACAGGTTGGGGCGGGCGCCGCCGCCAACTAGTGCAGATTTAAACTGGGAAATCGTTTTGTTTTCTCTAGTTGATGCCATTGTTTAGGTCCTCCTTTTGTTATTTAGATCTAAAAATTAAACTCTACCAACTACTTCTTCAAAACTTACACCAGTGCGTGTAGCAACAAATGTGAGTGTTATGAAGTTAATAGACTTGGCTGGTTTCAAGAAGATGTCAGCTCTAAACTCATTGTTATCAATAACATCAGGAGTGTTGTTTGTGCTATCGCAAACAACTAAGAATCCATAAAGACCTCTCTTTGCCTGAACATCACGCAGATATGGTTCAACAATGTTTCTAAAGTTTGCTCTTGTGAGCTCATCGTTCAATTCAAATAGTTGAGCTTGTGCAGCTCTTTGCAATGCCTGCTCAATTGTCAGGAACAAGCGGCGAACATTGATTCTATCAAATGCCGATGCATAGCCAAGTGCAGTCTTATCACCAAAGAGGAGAGTTCCTATTCCAGGTTGAGTAACGATTGCGTTGATTCTTTGTGGATAGAGTTGATCTCTCTGTGCTTTATTTGGATTGTATGCCAGTTTAACTGCATTGTTGATAATTCCTCTTTGCTGACCTGCAGGAGAGAACCATGGATAAGCAACAATGTTTGTGCGGCACATTAAACCAGCAACATCAGCATTACATGGGATGTAACGGAATTTATTATTGAATCTATCATAGGTATACTTGTATCCACTATCAAACACAGCATATGAAGATGATGGTAGTGAACTAAAGTACTTAACCAGGTTTGTTGTCTGAGTTGTGGTATTTGTTACGCCAATTAAGTTTGCTCTATGAGCTCCAATTGTAGCAACACAATCCTTTCTTTGCTCAGCAAGAGAAATTAGATAACTTGCTTTTGCCTGAGAATCTGATTCGTTATCAAATCCAGGACCCATGATTAAATAATCAACCTGAATTTCATCTTTATTTGAGAATAATCCATATGATGTAATGAGGCTTCCAAGCTCTGGCTTCATTCCACCAGATGCACTATAATCTACTCCACCTCTAAGTGTATATGTCTTATTGCCAATTACATTGAATTGAACATCTTGTGTATTCAGACCCCATGTTCCATCTGAAGTTGAAACTGGATTGAATGATACGGAACCAACTCCAGAATATGTTGTAAATCCTGTTGCTCTTGGAGATGTTCCATGGACAGAATCTGCGGTTGATCCTGGATTTCCTCCAGCATAAATTTGTGATGAATAGTCTGCAAGGAACTGCTCATACCAAATTTTTTGTGGTGAGTTAACTGCAGATACGGCATCAAGTGCTTTGGATAATCCAACGTGCTTCTCTAAGAGAGTTCCTTGGTTTCCAGTAATGGTTCCCAGATCATCAACAACAACTACGTGAAGTTCATCATTATATGAATTTCTTTCAGATGCATATCTTGTTGTTCCTGGCTTAGGTGCAATTGACTTCCAATAAATTGTTGAGTTTGCCAGATTTAAAGTTTGATTATCATACCAATCTGAAATTGAAGCTGCGGTTGCTGATCCTGCTTGTGCTCCAGAGCTATTGATAAATTTCAGAGCATCGCTAGCACTAAACGCTGCAAAATTAGTTCCCTCGGCATAACTGATTCTAGTTTCAGTTCCGGCAGTTGATACTCTTGATAGAATCTTAACATCAATTGTTGAACTTGTTGATCCTGAAGTAGCAGTTGTTACTCCAGTGATAATACCCTTCAAATAACCACTGAATACTGAGGTTGAACCAGCACCTGGCAAAACAACATTACTTAATGCTACAGTTACACCATATCCAACTGTAGCGCCAAGTCCCGCTAAACTAGTAGTTGTAATTCCAATGGTTTGATCTGCATAATCATCAATAAAGCAAACTTTAAGATTGTTTGCCCATGATCCAGGATTCTTAGCGGCAAATGTGAAATTATTACCGTCAGAATGATTGGTCATGTAATCATCATAATTATCGATATCCAGTATCGTTGTAAATGCAACACCAACACCAGCATTTGCATTGTTAAGTGTTGATCCACCAGTTCTTACAACCTTAAGAACACCACCATATGAAAGATATGATGACGCACTCATCCAATATTCGTATTGGGAATCTGTAGAGAGTGGTTTTCCAAATACGTTAATTAACTCTTGCTCTGTAGTGATGTCAATTGGGTAATCAACTGGTCCAATTGGAAAGGGTCCCGCAATTGCACCAATGTTATCTAAAACATTATCAGCTCTTCCTACCGTTAAATCAACCTCTCTGACGAGTACGCCTGGAGATAATTGAGGAGTCGCCATGTTTTTCTCCGTAAAGTCTCAGTTTATCTAAAAAATATTTATTAAAAACTTACTTTTCACGGGGGAAATGAGACGTGAAATCTTTACCAGTCAGGATACTCCCATTTATTGAGATTAGTCTTTTTATTTTTATCTTTTATTCTTTGTATTGTACAATCTCTACACTCATAAGAATATGAGGATGCAACTGCACCCCTATCTTTACGTGTTCTATAAAAACCATCTATTAAATTTTTAGTCTCACTACACACTCTACATTTTCTGTCGACAAGCAATAAATGACCGAGTTTTATTTGCTTATCTAGTTCCATTATCTATATTCCCACATATATGCCATATCACCATATTCGTCGGTAAACCAACGATCACCACTATTATCAACAAAACTAGAATCATCTATACCATCGACAATAAATCCAAATGGTGCCATATCTTGTTCTATCTGATTCTTTTGCTCTTCATATATTCTTTTTCTTACATCCTGATCAGTTAGTTCTTTAAAGTAATCTTGAGCAACTAACCAGGCATAGATGACTAAGCACATTGCTAAGTCATCATTACACCCCTCTTCTGCCTCAAATGAATTATGCTTCTGTACAAAAGTTGTTAATTCTGAAATTATCTCATAGTCATTAAATATTAATTTATTTTCTTCTATAAGAGTTTTAAGATTAAGAGATCCAATCTTTTTAACTGTTTTGGACATTTTTACGCCAAGTTGGGTTTTCTTTCCAGAAAAACCTTGACCAACTATTTGTCCTGCTCTACCTCTCATTGAACACATCAAAACGTTCTGATACTCTAAGTCGTAATGAAGAAGAGATGCTACCTGATCTCCAATATCATTTACTTCACATAGGATATACGCCGAGTTATAATTTTTTGCCACCTCAAAAATAATATTTGGGAATAGCATTGGTTTAATTTCATTATTTCTATACTTCGCCACAATTTTATGTGGAAAGTTTGTTATATCTGTGACAACAAATGCAGAATAGTCTTCACTTACTCCTCTGGCAACGTCAACTGTCATTACATAATCATGTTCTTCTTGAACTTCTTCATATACATCTAAACCAGCATTTCTCTTTAATGGGTGATCATAAACTAAACTTCGTAGTTTACTTGGTGCAATAAGAGTATCTACGGATCCTAAAAACTCACATTCAAACTCAACTTTAAACTGCTGCTCCGAAGTGTTTGCAATTGTTTGTGCTTTCCATGCTTCATCTCTTCCCGGAACTTCCGACCAATGAACATCTGTGTAGATGTATTCATTTTTACCGCGTTCTGCATCATGCCACATGCGGTAAAAATGATTCATACCCTTAGGGGTGGAAACAATAATTACCTTCGTTGATTTACCCGAAGAAATCGTTGGATATACTGAACTAAAGAAGTCGTCTGCAATATGATTTGGGACGAATGCAAATTCGTCCAAAAATATAATATTGAATGACATACCACGAACTGCAGAAGCAGAAGTAGAAGCAGCCAAGATTTTACTTCCGTTCTCCAATTCCAAAGAACCTTTGTTCCAGGAGATAATTCCTTGTTGCATCCACTTTGGTAGGTTTTCATAAGCTGTCTGTAACCTGTCTAGGAGCTCTCTTGCGGTTGCTGCTTTGTTTGCTAGGATACCTATATTAACGTTGTCATTAAACACCGCGTAGTGGAGTAGGAAGGACACTACTGTGGTCGATTTACCTGTCTGTCTAGGCATCTTACAGATGTTAAATCTGTTTTGGTGAAACCTATTGACAAGTTTCTCTTGAAATGGATACATCCTAAATGGTTGTAATCCATGATCAAGAGTTACAATTTTTACATAATTTTTAGCAAAATACACAGGATCATCTTTACACTTAACAAACTCAATAATTTGTTCTTGAGTAAATTCAATCGGAGTATTTGCTTTTTTTAGTAACGGATTGCCAAGATAAACATCATTAGAATTTGCCATAAATTAGTAAATCTCTCTCCACTGAATTGCTGCTGCCACGTTAGCACCTGCACCTACACTAGTCGATAATGTTCTTACAATAATGGCGTAGATTTCGGAATCAGTTGAATCAATGTTTTGAACAATAATATTTTTCTTTGCTGCAGTAAGAGATCCAGAAGAAACTGGAGATAACGAGTTTTGTGATGCACCGGATGGAACATAACCTGAAGCAAACTCATCGCCATCATCATATACTGTTGCATTTTCACAATATTCAACCCCACTGTTATTAGAAGCAGAAGTCCAAATAGTGCCTTGCCCTAAAGTTGTCAATCCAATATAAGCAGATCCTGGCAACTTAACTATTTTAAAAACAACGCTATTTGTTTCTGCATACATTGATAATTGATTTAATCTAACAGACATTCTATTAGGATATCCTTGATAACTATTTTTAAGACGAATTGCAATTAATGGGAGTTCTGTTCCTCCGGGAGTGGGAACTACCCTTGTGCTCAACATTGTGTGAGAAAAATCAACACCACTTTCTGTATATCCTCCCTCACTTGCAACTGTAGAACAAATTTGGTCAAATGATGCTCCGACACCTACTGCAGTATTTCTTATTTCACAACGAACCGGAAGGTTTGGATTTGAAATATAAACTTTTGAATTATTATTGGAATGTAAAAATTCGTGAGCAGAAATTAATTTTCCGTCGTGAGCAAAACCGCAACGAACTCTACCTACACCTAACCATTGAAAATCAATGAACATAAGTTGAGTTTTTGTGAAATCAATATTAAATCCTGATTCTCCAGTTCCATCACATTTATCTTTGTTCCACTGAGATTGTGGAATTCTGGTTTCTGTTGCAATTCCACTTGTGAATGTTCTGATAACCCAGTTATACGTACCTATACCAGCATTTATACCATCGGAGGTGCTTAATCCAACTTGTTCTAGGTATATTCCATCTCTATCATCAAAGTATCCAGTTCTTTTAGTTGCATTTTGTTGAGGTGCATAGAAATTAAAAGAACTAAAAATCAGTTGGGACTTTCCTGGTTGGTAGTGATGATATGCCTTTGTTTGATGAACACAATATGCAGTGCTTCCAATACCTGTTTGCAATCTTGCTGCTGCTTGGTTTGATATAAATGATAATGTAGAACCTGCACCAGAAACGCTGTCTATAAAGTTAGTATCAATTGCATAAAGATGCTTATAATCCCCAAGAGTAAATGGTTCTGAAATTCTTTGCCTACCAAAAGCATCCAGTGCTGTTGTATCTGGATTAATCGTTACATAAGTTCCAGTTTGTATTCCAATATTTCCAGTAACTGGAAATGGATTTTGATCACTAATTATTTGACCATCACTTGATGCAACACCAACAACTTCAAATAAACTCCTCTCTTGATTTAAATAATCTTGAGTGGTTATATTCCACTGAGCCATAAATTAATCACCCCATGTTAAACTTTCTGGTCTATATCTTTGAGCACTTTTAATCTTTAAAGAATTTTGTGCCAATGGATAAACGTTGTGGACAATTGCTCCAGGATATTCTGATTGCAACTGCTCCGCTAACTCATTTTTTGATAGCATAACCCCCTCAACTTCCATTCTATATAATTTTCCTTCCCAAACCACATCAGCAATAAAGGATTCTTTAACTGGTTCGCATTGAATATCAGAACTATTTACATAAAGATTTCCATTGAAATCTCCGGAAATATTGATATTTTCTGAAAGAAACTGTTTAAAGGATTTCATTATCTGCACCTCCAACGACGTAGTGCTTTATTAATTCTTGAATCTGGATCTCTTGCAGTCTTTTCCGAAGTCAGTTTAGACTTCATTCCTTTCATTCTACGGCAGAAATTAGCACGACGCTTTGCTCTTTTTCCTTTTGGTTTTTTCTCAGTTACTGCGGTCTGAAGTTTTGAACCTGGATTTTCGCGGCGATATGCTTTAACTGCAGCAGGACTTAATCCATCAGTTTTATCTTGACGATTGACTTTTTGCCAATCTTCTTCAAGTTCTACTTCTTCTCCCATTGGTTTAATGTATTTGTTACTTGGACCAGGTTTTGCCGCAGACCCTCCAGCATATAGAAATGATTGTCCAGGTTCACATTCGGAAACTTTAGAATAAACTAGTTTGGCACCTGGATAAATTTTTTGAATTTGATCTTCAATTTCTTTTCTGTTTGGTAGTTTTACTTGTGGGAAAAATATCTTGAGTGCATAAGTTTTTCCTCTCCACATGGCAACAACCATCATTAAGTTTCCATTTTTAGAGTCAACTCTTGCCATTTCTTCAATTTGAGATTTAAATCCCTTAATTGGTTCTGGTTTGATAATATCAATAACTTCGGCAAAAGTATTTCCATTTAAGTCTTCAATAGTCTGCTCACTTACAGACTTCCATCCGCCACCTTTTGACTTGTACCATTTTGATGCCCATCCATTTGCATATGCACTTGGATACACATCAAATTTTTGCTTAGCAAGTGCTTTTGCTCTAGACCACAGTTTTGGATTTGTTGGTTGATTTTTTTCTTCAATGTATTCTGTTTCCTCAGGAACACAGTTTGGAACCATTCTATTACCTTTTTTCTTTAGACCAACTTGCTTATACTTTTTCCAACATGCTTCATCAACTTTATGCTCTCCACTTTCAACATAATCTGCGGCAGTATCAAGATAATCTGCTGCCTTGGTAATTTTTGATTGAACCCATGCTTCAATATTACCTTCTCCCTTCATTTTCTTTTTGAGTCTTCTAGCTGCGTTCACAATTGTGGAAATTTCCGAACGTGCCATTGAAAACTCATGATCCTTCTCTTCATTTGTTGGGGCAATATTTGCAAGATCTGCTTTTCCTTGTTCGGATGATGGACCAATTGGGGATGAATATAGTGCCCAATATTTTGGACCATATCTACATTCTTTTTGATATTCCATTTTTGCACATTTTGGACAATATCTTTTTTCCCCACTGTATATGTGTCCTTCCCAATCGGGTAAAGAATTTTCAAAATTTTCACCAATTTTATTTGAAGACATAATTGGTTTTCCTCCTTTACCTTGACGATCTGCTACTGGATCTTTTCCTCGCTTTCTTTTTACTGCTGCAGCAATTTGTGATTTGGACATACTTGCTGCTTTTTCATTTGATAAGCATTTTGGTTTAGGTTCTCCTGGTTCACGGGCACATGGACCAACTGCTTCTCCTTTAGTATTAAATCTTTTCCAATTACCTTCTGGATGATCTTTATCAAACCAGTTTCTCAAATCTTCATATGCTATACCTCTTTTAGTATGTTTTATTTCACCCTTTTGTTTTGAAATTAATTTTTTAGATACTGTTCCAAAGTCTGCTTGGGGATTTTCATCTGGAACTAATTTTGGTTTTTTATCATATTCATCAACATCACCATCATTATCCCAATCAACATACTGAATTGACGCATGTTTAATTGATTGTTTGAGATCAAGATTAGGATCCAACTGATGTTGTTTTCCTTTTAAATGTGGTGTTAAGTGGGAAAATTTTGGTGTTTTCATTCAACTGGTTTAGACTTAGTTTCTTCACCTCTTGCTCTTTTTCTTTTTGCGGCACAATGGGCACGCTGAGAAAATCCTTTTGGATTCGAACAATCGATACTCTTTTTATATTTATTAGTCCACTCTTCTTGAAACTGTTTAAACGTTTTCATCTTTAGATTGTTGTTTGAGAATCTTTGATAATTCTGCGGTAGAACCTATGAAAAGAGCATTTGTAACGTTTGTTGGTCCTTTTGATTGTTTTTCTTCTTCAACTTCTTTCAATTTTTTTTGTAAATCCATTAATTTGTCTGTAGCATCGGCAACATTTTTTATAAGTTGCCCAGCTACTTCATATGCTCTTGGCATTTCACTTTCTTGAGCAAGTTCAAGAATTCCGTTGATTGCTTCTTGTCCCTTTTCAATAATTGAATACAAATTTCCCCTTGTATACTCATAATCTTTTTTAATATCATCCATACTCGATGATATTTTTTCTATTTTTTCTATAGCATCAGTATTTTCTACGGGTACTATTTCACCTTCAACGTTGAACGTGTTGTTTAAATCATCGAATTTTTTAGTCATCTTCATGATATAGTTCCACTAAAACCAAAATCATCACCTTCTTGTATAAGTTCATTATCTGCGGTTGTTATTGATTTAATCTCAGCACCTGTTAAATGTGATGTTATTGCAGTGCCATCTCTTCCTCTATCTACAGTTAAATTGTTACCAGACTTTAATCTCACATAAACTTCTTCACCATCAAGATCAAGGTATGTGTTTACTGATATTGCTGATGCATCATTTACTGTAATTATTGTATCCGTTGTTGATATATCACTGGATAATGTTGTTAAAACAGTTCCAGTGTAATTTTTAATCGCTCTTGGTTCTGCGGAATATATAACTTCTCTCGTATTATTATCTCTACTAGCCCCAGTAAGATAATTGAGAGTAACTTTTTTGACAATATCTTTGGTAGCGGAAGAAACAGGACCAAACAGATAAGTTTTTGCGGTAAATCTTAATGTGTATAAAAGAACTCTTCTTGTTGTGAAATTTCCCTCATAATCATCCTGCATTGTAATGTTTTCGAGAACAATGGGAATATCTCTTTTTTCATTAATTGAATCTACCAATTCAACCGTCAAATTGTAAGATGGTTGAAAATATGGTAAAATTTGTTCCACAATTTGTAGTGCGTCATCATTTAATTTTGACATAATGCTCAGTTCAAATTGCATATTGTATGGAACTGGCATATATGCCTTTTTAGTTTCAGATCCATTTGTTGGATCTTTTGTAGTAAAAGTTTGAGTTGTTGTAACTTTTCTAGAAGCATCATAAACTAACCCAGTGAATTCAAAAGACATTCTGGGTAAAGTTATTGCCGTAGATTTGTTTAAGTCTGGGGACTGCTCTAATCTTGCAAGAAATTTTTGAGTAGGACCATATGCAAGAGGAACCTTTAATATGCTTGTAACCTGACCAGAACTATTAGTGTGTTGTATTGATATATTATTGAATAATGTACCAAATGCAATAACAGTTCTTCTTAGGATTTCGTGATAAAAATATTCAAACATTTGTCTACCCAGTTTATGGTTTTTTAATCCTTGTTAATTTATATTTAGGGATTTCCGAAAGGATTGAACTCACTGAAATCTAAAATACTATCTGCTTCAGTTTCAATTTCCACATTATCCGTATAACCATCTTCATTTATATTTGTATCAACAAATCTAATTTGATAAGATGCACTTGATGCTGTACCAACAACTGTTTCTCCGGGAATAAATGCTCCGTCAATATTTGAAACTTCTAATTGATTTGTTGGGGCATTCCATTTTCTTACCTTAGCAGTTACACCACTAGTGCTTCCAACGATTGTTTCATTGAATTGGAATGTTCCAATTCCACTACTATATGGAGATGATATTACTATTGTTGGTGCTACACTGTAACCAAGTCCAGCATTTGTGATGCGAATTGCTGTTATTGATCCTGCAGCACTTACAATTGCGGTTGCAGCAGCTGCTACTGTAGTAACACCGCTTTGGAAAATTTGATTTGTAAAAGTAATATTTGGTGGTGATGAATATCCAGATCCATTATAACTTAGATTTATTAACCCAATAATTCCACTTCCTATAGATGCAGTTGCAGCAGCTCCACTTCCTCCCCCACCAATGAAGCGAATTCCTGGTACTACAGTATATCCAGCACCTGCATTGATAATTTGAACTGCTTGAACTGATTTTGCTGATGGGTTAACGTTATCATTACATGCAACAACTCCTCCTATCATTATTGCTGTTGCAATTCCAGTTACACCTCCAGCTGGTGCAGAGGATATTGCAACTGTTGGAGTGCTAGTATATCCACCTCCTCTGTTAGTTACAAATATTTGTCTTATACCACCATTTACTATAGATGCTGTAGCAGTTGCTGTAGATCCAACTCCAACCAGTGTTAATGTTTGTGTTCTTCCAATAAAAATTTCTTCACCGTCTGCAGAACTTAATTGACTTAAAGTATCATCAATTTCATCAATACTAGTATTAATAATTTCATCTTCGTAACGAAATAGTTCACATCTTAATTCATACACGTAATTTTTTTGGAGTTGATAAAAAGGTTTTTCATGTTCAACAAATTTTACTTCAAATAATCTATCTCCGAGTGGAAAATAAATTAAATCACCTTCTTTTGGTCTAGATGATAATTTTATATTTGGTTTATCCTTTATTAGTGGTGCAATATAAAGCTCAAAACGTTCTCTTGAAATAATTAATGAAATCTCATTTGTTGCTTGAATTCCAAATTTTGAAAGTATGGTAGTATTATCCGCATATCCTTCATAATTTTGAACATATGCTTCTATTGGATAAGCATCATCAAATTTTGATTCAATGACTTCTCTTATAACACTTTTTTCCGTTATATACTTTCTTGGTAAATAATGCACTTCAACTCCATACATTCTCAACTGTTCGTTGATTAAGTCTTGTATGAGACTTTGTTCTGTTGATGATCCTTGTTGAAAAAATGGATTTAACATTTGAATTATCCGATCATATCTAGTGGTGGAAGTTCATATGTATTTGACATTTTTTCCATAATAACGTCAATTTCTCTTTGTGCATCATCATATATTTGTCTACCATTAAGTTCAACTCCACCTGGGAGTTTTACTCCCTGAAACTTAATTAAATTTTGTCCCCACTGTTTTTTAATCAGCGAAGTTAAATACATCTTTAAAAATGAATCGTTCCAAACTCTAGAATAATCATTTGGATCTAAAGTTCTATAACAATCAATAATAATATAATCACCAACAGACACACTTCCCCAATCTATGTCCAAATATAACCTATCTTGTCTTTTATTAAATCTAATTTGTTTTTGTGTAGTTAAAAGAAATTCTATATCTTCAAGGTAAGTCTTTGTCATTGCATAAGTTAAAATTTCAGTTGATCCCCAATAATAAATGTCGTTGAGGAATAACTGATATTTAACACTAAACATGTTATTTGTAGTTGTATTAGTGCCGTCAAAATGATATATTTTAGTTACACCAATTACTGATGGTGGTATTTGTAAATAGTTGCTATTTTCTTTATATGTGAATGTAGTTGCTGTGCCTACAATATTTGCTGTTGCTGATGTTGATGCTATTCCTGCAGTTGGGGATTTTCCATTAGGTGCTTGCCCCCTATTAATATCATCTTGTGTTATTTGATATTTTAAAAATACTTGCCCAACTCCATCAAAATGTCTTTCTTGGAAAAATTGAATAGCGTCATCAACTAAATCATCTACTTGTTCTTCCGCAACATTAATTTCCAATACTGGCGCACCAAGTTTTCTCTTGCAGTAATCTATTAATTCTTGTCTAGATGCTGGTTGCGCCATTTTTGTTTCCTCTCAAAATATTTAGGTTTTACTTAACATTGTAGAAAGAACTTCTTGCTGCTTCATATAAAGTTTCATATATGCTTTAGATATATTTCTAAGGTCTTCAATATCATCTATAGCATCTATTTCCATACATGCTTTAACATATTCAAAATTTTTGGTTAGATTTTCTAACTCAATATCATTTGGATTCATTTATAAGACTCCTAAGTAAAAATTTAATTTCATTCAAATCATCCTTTATATTAGCAACATCACTTTCCAAATTTTGTATTTTTTGATGCTCCTCACCTTTCATTTTTTTTCTTGAAACATATTCTTGATATTCTGACATGTTTGTGTTAATTATTGAGTTTGTTTTTGGATCACGAACTAAATTATCGTGACCAGTTACTTTCATGAAATCCATATCATGCCAGAGCAATAACTCTCAAATCTTTAATTCTTGGAACATAGACTTGATTTGTTGATGTTGCAACAAGTTTAATTCTATAATTTCTGAATGATGGTAAGTTGTCCGCAGTAAATGTATATTCTTTAAAATCAAGTAGTTCAGAATTAAATTCTAATGCCGAAGATGGTGTTACATAAGAATCTGATTTTCCATTACTATCTTCAAAAGAAATTATTTGAGATTTTGTATCTAGATTGTCATATCCAGGGAATGGTGTGAATATTGGATCAAAACCTGGATTTTCGCTAATTGAATAGAAACCTCTTAGATCGCAGTAAGAATTTACGTATGCATTTAGAATAATTTTAATAGAAGTTGCTGGAGTTTCTAAAGAAATTTCTTTAGAAATATATTGGAATGCCGTTGGATCCTCCAGGATTGAATTTACTCTACCATCTGTTGCATAATCTGTAATCACACTGTTAACTCTATTTGTTGTTAAAATAGTGCTTACCCTTTGAATATCAACAACAGGAGATAAGTAAGAATTTGTTGTTTCCAGTCTTAATCTCATATTTAAAGATTTATTTTCTGGAACATTTGTAAGATTTGCAATTTCATTTACTTCAGAACAAATTAATCTTGGTGATGGTAGATAATTTGGATTGTTTATTGAGATAGTTTCAAATCCGGCATCTGTAAATGGAATTTCTGTTCCACTAATACTTGTTCCAGTAACTGTTCTAACTTCTGCACTAAGTGCAGTACCCTGAACAGTAACATTTTGAATTATTGGTGTAATAATTTCAAACGGAATATTTTGAGATGCCTTGATAGAATAACCGCCACTGGACTTTGTTTGATTTTGATATAGTTTTTTGTATCCAGTTCCAGAAGATCTATCTATTCCATCAGTAGACATATCCAGTTTTATGTGATAATGATCAAAACCTACTACATTATCAATATCTGCATCATTAAGATTGTGGGTTTTATTGATTCTTCTTAGAGAAACTCCATTACTTTCATATTTGTAAACTTGAGAACCTAAAGGATATGAAACTGGATTTGATCCTCTTATAATGTCACCACCAATTACATTACCCGAAACTGAAGTATATTCAATAATTTCATTACCAATCTTCAAATATCCTGGATTTGTAGTTCCAACTCCAACTCCCTCAAAAATTGAAAACTCACTAGCATCATCAACGGAAATTGGACCTATAGAATCTGATGCATATGCAACTGATAATTTTGTTGGTTTAATATCAGATTCCACATCAGAAAGTACAACAAAATTATTGTCTGCATACATTCCGTGATTTTTATGATTTACTTTAATATGTAAACCATCGCTTTCTGTGATAACCTCACTGAGAGTAACACCAATAGTAACACCAGCACCAATAGTAGATGTGAGAGTTGTTATTCCAGAACTAGTTACATATCTAATAGTATTTGCAGATCCAACTGCAAAATCTCCTTGAACATTATCAATTATAAGTTGATTTGTATTTGCAATAGAAACTATTGTAAATTTAACATCTCTACCAACAGATACTGATCCCAACGTTGTTATTCCTACAACATCGCCAGTTTTATATCCATTTCCTCCACTGACAATTGTTGCTGCAATAGCAACTCCATTATTAATGGTTACATTTGCTAAAGCTCCAGATCCATTTCCAGTGATTCTCGAGAGAATCACGTTATTGTATACTAATTGACCTGATGATGGAGTATATCCAATTCCTGGATTGGTAATAGTTAAATTGCCAGTAGCAATTCCTGCACTACCAACATAATTTCCTGTAGCACCTGTTCCAACTTGAGTAATTGTATAACCAAGTTTTAAATTAGGATCGTTTATAGTCGATGCAAGACTTACTCTTACCCTCTTAGAATTAAATCCTAAAGAATTTGGTAATAGTTTAGCAACTTGACCATTTCCTTCTGTTAGGTTTGGGTTGTAAAATTCGACAGATCCACTATCAATAAAATCAGCTCTGTATAGGGTAAATTTCAAATCTTCCCATTGACTTGCTTCCCAAGTAGATGCATTTTGTGACTTGAACAATGAACCTAAGTATGGTTGATTGGAAATAAATGTTTGACTAATTATATCGTTTTCACCTATTCTGGAAATATAAACACTATACTTAGTTGAATTAGATGCTAAACAGATACAATACTCTTTACCACCTTCTAAGTAAATTGGTGCTTTAAATTGAATATTTGTTGCAACACTTCCATCCCCAGAAGTATTAATTTCGGATGGTTCCAAAACAATTTCTGATAAAGGTATCACGTTTTGTGTTGGGAAACCACCTTGCATGGTTCTTAATTGGAAAGTTACTGGTATATCGGTATCATCTTTTGTTCTAAAAAACACATCACAACTTGTTAAAAATACACCAGTTTCGTTGTCGACTAAGAATGATTGTGCTAATGGATCATACCAACCGACAATACCTTGTCTTTGAGTTTGTGCAATAACTCTACTACTGACCAGTTGACTTCCGGTTGTTCTGGAAACTGCTCTTTCTTCAAATACTTGCTTATTTTCAACTCTAGCATTTCTAACAGAAATAATATTTTCTTGTACAGTTTCTAAAGTTCCACTTGAAGTGAAAGACTCTTCAGCAATTGTTGATGCAACATCCTGGTTATTTGCGGTGTCATTAACTAAAGTGAATACTTTAGTTCCAGCTTCAAATCTAGGATGAATATTTAAATTTGGATTTGGGATATAAAAACTACCTATTAAAGTTGCAGACAAATCGGATATCAAACGTACATTTGTAATTGATGCCTGTGCTTGACTGGTTCTACCAACAAGCAACATACCAGATTCTACCCATCCACTATACTCACCTTGAGTTGCATTTGATAATGAAAATGTGTCGACATTTAATATCGTTGATGTTGATGAATATGATGCAGATAAAGACTGTGAATTATATGGATTTTGGGTGTATACCGAAGATGGAGCATTATATGGACCTTCTTTATGATTTGTTTGTGCAACTCTAAATGTTATTTTAGCAGAAACGTTTTCAGTTCCTTGTCCCAATCCAGTTTGTTGTACATATCCAACTACGGTCTCTCCAACTTGGAAAGAACCAGATAGCATTGAAATTTCTAGTAACTTCGGAACACAATACTTTGTTACATTAACTCCATCAAAAAATGCATATAGTTGTGTTAGAGGTTTTACTTTTTTAGATACAAATTGTACGTTTCTAGATCTCATGTATGGAACAAGATCTCTACGAACAACTCTGTCTCCAACTGAAGTTCTATCAAACTGCTCAGTAACTACAGTTCTAACACCATTTCTTGTTTGAACTCCAGTATCTCTAACTTCTCTGAATGTATCTTCAATCGTTGAATCTGTGACTGTTCCCCATAACGCTCTCCCCCACCATGATGTGGAGGACTCATTAGTTGTTCTTCTAATTGCTGTAGTATTAACAACAGATTGACCAGTCCAATTAGTAACCCAAGCGTTCCAAATAGTTGGAGCAAATCCAGTTTGTGGATCAACATTTAAAGTTCTTGCTGCATTTGCAAGTGTTTCTGCGTAGTTTCCTTCAGTATTGATAATCTTTGCTTCAAGTCTTGTTGTATCAATCCAAGTATCTGATGCTGGTGTTAACTCTACTGTTCCCTGCCAGAAACTAATTAGAAATGGTGTCACACTTTCCGATCTAGTTGCAAAAGATTGCTTTAACCATTCAACTTCAGAATAATCGAGTGTTAAGATATCATTATTTTTTCTAACATTAATTCCTTCTACAGGTTCAAATGCAAGATCTGTTGTTGGATCTAAACCAACAACTGGACCTTCTATCAAATCAATTGCAGTTGTATAATGTCTTGGTCTCAGTTCTTTAGTTTGAAGGTCTACACTATTTTTTACATCTAATCTAGATTCTTGTGGTAAAAATGATGAGAAGTTATCAACAAAAAATCCGGACTTAAATCTATTCAATCCATCAGAATCGGGAACAAATAGGTTTGCTGTATTTGTTTCTAAAAGAGATAATGTTGTGTAATACTCTAAATTTTTAATTCTGTTCTCAAGTTGTTTAATATCAACCATTCTATATCTTTTATGCTCTAAAAATTCTATAGAAGCTTGTGATGGCGAATAAAGATATGGTGGTAATGATACTATTCCAATTTCTAATGCATCATCAACAGAAACTGGTTTTTCTGGATTTTCTGCAGGAGTTCCATATTTAACTTGCAATTTCCCATCTTTTGTTAGATAAATTCTATCAATTCTTCCTAAGTAGAATGAAAATGTAGTAATTAACTCTTCATCAGATGAAAGAGTGCTTGTTGATGAATTTCCAGTAGAATCAAAATTTCTTCCATAAAATTCTAATGGAGAGCGACTTCCCTCAGAAACAGAGTAGTCTTTAACTCTTGGTCTAATATCAATTAAATCTGTTACACGATAATTATCAACTACCGGTATTTCATAGTTATAATCAAAAGTGCTGTATGATGATGCTGTAGTTATATCACCATCATCAGTTGATTCGTAATATCCAGTAGTAAAATAAATTTTTATCTTTCTAACAGGTTCAAATACATCAGATTTTCTAGTAATATGTCCATGCCCATAGTGAGTTCCAGATTGTCCATTATTAAACGTATAATTAAATGATATATCAAAACTTGGTGTATCTAAAGTAACAACCTGAGCTTGAATTGCACTTTCTCTGAATAGAAGAGTCTCCCCTTCGTTGAAAGTGTTTTGGTTCTTATATATAAATGAAATTTGAGATGCTGTTAATTTTTCAGCAACTATTGCTATTGCACCGCTGGTTTGTCCAACTATTTCTTCACCAATAATTAATTCTGAAGTTGAAGAGGATGGACTTGTTATTGACGCAAGAACCACTTTTGGTGGAGATGGGTCACTAGTATCTGCAGATTCGTATATTCCTTGTATTTCTATAATGTCTGGACTATTGAGCGAAATAATTTCATCTTGAACTCTTGTTCCATATGGGTAATTTCCATATGTTAGACCATCATTAAATGTTGTTGCACCAATACCCGATGCTTCATATTTTGATGCATCTACTAAAATTGATTTTACTCTATTTTTTCTTTTTACTTTCGATTTTGGATTAATTTTATCTAAAGTTGCTGTTAGTGTTGCACCAGTATCATTAGATCCTAGATTATAAATTTGAAGTTGTGTTCCACCTGCAATAAATGCAAATCTGTCCGAGGTTAATGTCTCATAAGTTCCATCGGATCTGACCAAAGAATATCTTTCTGGAGTAAATTGTGCAAATGTTTCATTTGCACCAGCAGTTACATTTGCAGATAGTTGATTTCCAGAAATATTAACAGTAAATCTCTTTCTGATTGATAAAACTGTGTTTGTAATTTCTACATTTGAAATATTATTTTTTGGTAACTTTGTGTATAATGTATTGTCTAAAGATGATTCTAAATTTGTTTTAAGAACTTTTAGATCAGTTACACTTAATGTTGAAGATGGTAGAGTTCCATTTGCAACTCCAGTTACTGTAGTAACTCCAGTAACTGCTATTGATGTTGTTCCTATGCCAGTTACTTTTGCATAAATCGGATCTACAGATCTTGATGTATCTGTATATTGAACAATATCATTAACTTTTATATTTCCTGGGAGAAGCGAACTTAAACTTCTTATTGTACTCACTCCGCTAGAAGAAGAGCTAATCGTTGCAATTCCAATATTTAATGAAGGAGTTTGAATAGTATCTGCGTTAAAAGTTGAACCTGCACTTACTAGTCCATATACAGATTTTACATTTGGTATTCCATATGAAGTTACTGCAACACCAATTAATCCGGATTCAACTCCATTGAATAGTAGTGATTCATTTGGAATAAATGATCCTTTTACATCATACAATGTTAAAGCTGCACCAACAGTAACAGGATCTTTTAAGAAAGCCGATGACCCACTATTACTACCTTTAACATAAGTAGGTGTCGTTAAGGACGTTGTATTATTTAAGGTTATTTCTGTAAATGTTTGAACATCATATAAAGATACGTGCCATTCATTCAAATTCTTGTTTGATGCATTATATGCACCAGATTCTAGTTTAAAATCATAAACTCTCGCCAAACCTATTTCTTTTCCTGCAGCAGATGCGGTATTTACTCCAACGCGCTCATCACGCAAACTTAGAACAAATGTATTACCTAGACCAACTTGAGGAGCACCATAAACTCTATTGAGTCTTAAAGTTGGACCAGTGTTGTAAATTAATGACTGATTTGTTAAAGTTTTTGTGGTTCTTGGTTTTTCTACATCCAAAAATGAAGTTGATACTAAATCAACTTCATATCCTCTTACAAAAGCTTTACCGGGAGATATTTGATATAATGCTAGATTATCACTTGGTGTTGCTCCACCATAAGTAAATTGTCCTCTTTCAAAGACTCCTCTATTTCCTTTTCTATTGTTTAAAGATTCTTTTACTGAAATATCAAAAGGTGAAACGACATAATCACCAGATTCTGCATAAGTTCTTCTTGCTAGTTCATCAGTAATTAAACTATAAGTTGTTGTATTTTGTTTTGATCTAATAACTCCATTTTCAATTGTTGCAAGTTCAACAAAATTATTGTCATCAAAATCGGTTAAACTTTTCTTAAATAGGAATGTTGATATTTTTAATCTATCTGCACCAGGAGCTCCATAATTATTGTTTCCTTGAGAATTATCAGTCAGTGCCTCGTCAGTATCTGAAGTAACTATTTCTTCACTAATAAACAATCCAACTCTATAGTTTGGTGTATTTGAATACTGGTCTAATATTAATGTTTCTGTGTTTACATTTACAAAGTTTCCACGAATAAAATATACACCTTCCGATATATTAAAGCAAGATCCAACAGATGCCGCATTAGTATCCAAAGTAACTGCAAATGGTTCTCCGGATGGTATAGTTGTATTTCCTAAAAGACCCGAACTAATAGTAATATTTGATACTAATAATTCTCCATCAGAAAACTGTTGGGTTGAATTATTTTGGGTGTTTGAACTTAAATAATTTACATATAAAGTTAAATTACCTCTCTCGGAGTCCTGAGGTAAAAGAACCTTGTCTACAACTGCAGTAACTCCAGAAGTTCTTCCTGTTATTTTTGATCCTACTAATTGATCAACATAAGCTGCAACAGGAACTCCAAGATAACTATTTTGAATTTGAATTGCATAATAAAGTGCATTATATCCAGTATTTCCTGGTATTACTTTTGCACCTTCTTTAAAAAAATGTTGCCCAAATCTTTCAATTTGATTCTGTAAAATTGACTGTAAAGTTGTTAATTCTCTAGCTTGGACTGGATATCCAGGTTTAAAAAGAACTCGGTGATAATCATTGTTTGGATTAAAGTCATCAAAATACGGTGCTACATTGAGATTTGTTTGTTGGGCCATAATTCTTTAGAACTGCAAAATGACTTTAATATCTTCTTTTTGGTTTGATGACCTTGTAATTGCGGGTCTATTGTCAACGTAAATAATATTTCCCGAGTGTCTTTTTACTTCTGGAACAGAAAGACCATTGGTAAATGACTGTCCAAGGTAGTATGTTCTATTATTTATTACTGTTGATATACCAGTAAATGCAGTATCAATTGAAAGATTGACTGTTCCGCCCAATATTGTTAAATTACCACCACTTCCTGGTGATGAAGTAAACTCGGTCAAATCAAATCCATATGCTGGTGTAGATTGTGCAATACCAACCGTACTAAATCCAGATAGAGATCTGTCTTGCCAATACTTTAGAACCCCTGTTATTTGATTATAGCTGATTACTCTACCAACAGCAGTTGTCCCAGTAGACACGGTTTGTGTAATATATGCATCTGAAGTAAAAGATGCCGTACTATAACCAGTTCCCGTTAAGCGAAGTGCGTTAACTGCACTTGCTTGAGATGAAGTTAATACTGTGCCTGAAGAAACTTCTGGATTTTCTATAATTCCAACTCTTGCTACCTGATTTCCTGTAATAAAATCTGGATTTTCGTTATTGTTTTCAATTCTAGAGTATAATAAGACATTATATGCACCAAGTTCTCTATAAATGTCTCTACCATGACCACCCTTTGGTGGAATAATAACATCAAAAGTTGGTCTTGTTGTTCCAGTTGGCACATTTCCACCAACCAAATCAACATTTGCGTAAGTATATCCAGAACCTTGACTTGAAACCACCACAGTTTCTACTTCTTGATCACCGTTAACAACAATTGTACATTCTGCTCCAGTTCCATCTCCTCTGATTGGAACGCGAGTATATGTAGTATTTGCAGTTCCTATACCAACTCCCCTATTTTTTATAGTTACTATTTTTATAGATCCATCTACTGCATTGCTTCTTACCGCAGAATTATCGGACGAAGTTTCCCAATCCTGAGGCACTGGAATAAATTCTGTAGATTCAAATTTTACAACATCTGTCGGTTTAATAGTATATAAGTATTTCCAAATATATCCATCTCCACTTGATCCTGCTACCCTTGGTTCTAAATCAGTGAAAAGAGGTTCATCTAGTGATGGTTTTCCATTTGGAGTTTCTGGATTTGTTCCATTTTGTAGACAGATATAAACTCTATACTCACTGTTCATTACAAAATAGAACGAAGAATATAAATTAGTTGATCCCGAAACTTTGGCTACATTTGATCTACTATAATCATGGCGATACATATCATAAGTTGTTCCAGATGTCCAAACTCTTTTTGGCACAACCTGTCTAACATCTGAAGAATTAATTTTCTTCAGAGCAATCATAGTATCCCAATAATTATTTTCATCATCAAAACTATCTTTTGGTGGTGGCGGACTTTCATCCCAATTTGTTTGATAATCTGTGGGATTTGGTAGGCCAATAAAAGAATAGTAAGAATTTGCTGCATTGGTTACACCAGCAACAAAATTTTTTGCGTTTAATATTCTAATCTGATCAGTTATAATTGCGGACATTTTTGAGTTTTTTATCTATTTATGGAATATAATTAAAATACTTCAGAGACTTCGATCTTCTGACCAGCGTTCCTGTTGATATTCCTATATATGCCGATCTGGTGTATGCATTGAAAGAATTTTCAGCAGATCTTGAATCGAGATCAATTCTTCCCCAACTATAGTTACCGAAGAATGAACTATATCCGAGTCCAGTTAAACTATTGTAACCAGAAACACTAACAGTAACTCTAGCAACATAGGTGATACCAAGTCCAGGAGCACCTGTTTGTGCTATGGAAACTGCAGCAACTCTGTAGATGTTATCCAAACAAGTTGATCCAATACCTATGATTTGACCGCTTTCATTTAATGAAGTAACACCATGCCCAACATTTGTGTTAAACACTGCAAAATAATCTCCGGTTGTTATTCCACTGATGGTTGTTACTCCAGTTATTGAGGCATTTCTTAGGAAAGAATTTTTTTCAATAGCAAGGTTAAAAACAATACCTGTTACTGCAACTCCAACAGAAGTTGTCGAAATTCCAACTATAAAACCAAAGTCTCCTTTATATTGAGAAACAGTATTTGTTTCTGACACAGATTTTGGTGGTTCAATAAAGACTATTGGAGGATTTTCTTGAGAATATCCAGTTCCCATTCCAACAATGGAGATTGATGTTACTATTCCTGCCGAAGAAATAGTAGCAATACCAGAAGCTCTGTAAGTTGTTCCCAAACCAACTGGATTTTCAAATATTACTGTTGGGGCAACAGAATATCCAAAACCACCATCACTAACAACCACTGAGGTTATTGTTCCTGCGGTAGAAACTATTGCAGTTGCTGCTGCTGATGTCTTAGTATCTTGGGAGATAAATGTGATCTCTTTTTGGAAGGTTAAACTAGTGCTGCTTTCATTGATTTGGTTGAAGAATGGTCTGAGATTATCGACATAAACAATAGTAGATCCGATACCAACAGTTTTTGTCAAATATGCGACAGGATTTATAGCAGGTTCGTATAGCATTCTATCTTTAGATATCTCTTTTTCATCAATTATTTTGTCTTCAGTTTGACGACACCAAGTTATGGTTCTAGCAATAGATTCATCTTCAGTGTTTCCTGGTCCAAAGTATGGATTGGTATTAACCAAATCAGTTGCTACTATTGATGTAACCGTTCTTTCCTCTTCCTGTAAAGAAGATGGTTGTCCAGTTGAAGAATCATACCCAAAAGTTAATTTATCACCAACTTTGACAGTTTCAAGAACATCTTTTTCAACAACATCGACAGATCCACTTCCTTTGTAGAAGATAATCTTACATTTATCATTTGTTCCAGGAATTCCTAAACTATTTCCTTTTGGTGCCTCAGTAAATGTAATTATACTACCACCATTAAAAATATACCCTTCTCCTGGAACTTGTAGTACATCATTAACGAACACTAGTAATAAATCTTGAACATTAATGTTTGATCCTTTAGATGCCTTAATTGATACTAGATTTCCAGAAACTTTTAGTGGGAACGCTCTAGTTTCCCCATCAAACAAGTCTGATATATCATCCATCAATTGAAGTTCTCCAATTGACCATCCAGTAAATTTATCTGCAAAAATGTTTTGTATTGTCAGTTGAAACTCTTTAAATGATGATTCAGTTGGAATTCCAGTTCTTCCACCAATTGGAACTGTTAGAACTTCACCTTCTTTATATCCATAACCAGTATTTTTAATTTCAAAACTAATAACACTAGATCCTTGACCAACAACAATATCCACAGTTGCTGCAGTTCCAAACCCAGATGATGAAGAACTATAAACTAAAGGTATATCCGAGTATGATAGTGGAGTATCAATAACGACTTTTGGTGGATTTGATGAAGTATATCCAACGCCAGGATTAGTAATACCAATGCTCACAATATTTCCATTACTTACAACTGCAGTTCCAATGAACTTGAGGTAGAATCCATTATTATCTGAAGTTTGTACACCAACCCTTACCGTCTGTACTCCAACTCTATATCCAGATCCACTATTTGCAATGCTTACTGATGAAATAGTTCCTAGTCCAGAAACTATAGCAGTTCCTCCAGCCGCAACAAGTGGTTGATATCCAAATCCCTCTGTAGAACCAACCGAGAGTATTATTCCCCCTATTGGAAGATTGGAACTATTCACGTCATACGAAACTGATGATGCAGTCCCTGCAAATCTAACAGATGTTATTCCGGAAGATTCGATCAGTGTATAATCTGCACTTATTCCTGGTCCTTGGAATACGTCATTTATTAAAATGACTGCATGTTCGTTTGAAATTCCTGAAACATTTGAACCAGAATTTTTAAGTGTAAATGTTCTATTTAACCCATTAAATGAATTTGATACATTATCAAAAATATAATTTTTGTAATAAGATTCGTTTGAGCTATTAGTTATTCCAGATCTCATGAAAGATCTTCCTTGGAAGTGAGATCCTGTTGCTATGCCGGTCCAATCTCTTTCATCTGGTCTGTTTGTTGTTGATGATAAAGGTACATTTCCATATGGAGCCTCTACAAAGTTAATATTACTTCCAATAATATTATAAGTTCCAGTAACTTTTGTTACAAGATCTCCAGTTGCATATCCGGCAACAACTGTACCAAGCCATGGTCTTCTTACCCGTATTGCATTTGTGCTACCAACACCAACAAAATCAATTTTCATGATCTCATTGCCGAGACGTATTAAATCTCCACCAAAGAATGATGTTATTCCACTGAAGAATAGTATATCATCTGTAGTAAATACATTTTTAGACAAAGTAGTTGTTTGAGATGTTGCAACAACTGGTGATTGTATGATATTATCTAAAGCAACTATTACTTTAGCATTCTGATTGTGTGCAGTAAATCTATGTGAAGTTCCAATCCCAACAGAAGATAAATCTAAAATATTTGGAATTGATTTTAGTGCATCAGTTGCTGATGCAGCAACTTTTACCTTATTTTCAGTTATTTTTACAATATAAAGTTCAGTTGGAAGTTTATCTGTAGATCCCAATCCAGTTATAGTTGTAGTTGCAATTCCAATAGCTTGCGTTGTTCCTGCACCTGCGTAATTATATGTTACTTTTTCTCCAGTCACAAAGAAATGACTTGGAAGTTCAATAGTATTTTCATCAACATTAATTACAGAAGAACTGAATCCAGCAAAATATCTTTCAAAAATTGGATAAGTTTTATGCTTTAGATCAAATGATCTTCTTAAATCTCTTTCTGTTCCGTAATAAACACCATTGTTTGTTTCTATTGTTCCATTATTTAAATCAACTACATCTTTAGTGTCATCTTGAATTCTCAAAATATTTGCATAAACTTTTACTTGGGTCTGAATATTTGGTAATGGTTTAAAAATTAACTGTGTGGTTTGACCCAATCCAGTAACTGATCCACCAATAGTTCCAAGTCCAGCATAAGTTTCAATGTTTGCAAATTCAGTGATATATGCATCTTCAACAGTATCATCATTGATTAATACAACTTCAGAGAACTGATGTCTATTATTTGTCAGATCTGATACTTGTACCAAACAATATGCTGCACTATATTCACCAGAATAACTTAAAACTGTAGTAATTCCTGGCGATGCTGAAGATGGGATGTTTAGTGTTCTTGCTTCTAAGCGTGCATGTTTAATATCGAGAGTACCGATACCAGTTATCGAAGTTCCAGCAAGAGAAACTTTTATGGTATTAATAGTTGTTGCAGACCCTACACTTGAATTTGGAATAAAGTCTATTTTTACATTTGATCCAGAAATATATGGATAATATGTTCCAAATCCGCTTGATGATAAAAGTGATGGTGAAGATGTTAACTGCCCATATTCAATCATTTCAATATTTGTTCCATCATGAACAATACTTATTTCATCTATTTCATACTCACTATCACTTGCAATTTCTATAAAAATCTTTGATGAAGTAAAACTCGTTTTAGCAAAACTCACAATCGTTGTAGTTGCAATACCAACTGTAGTTACATTAGATGTATCAATAGTAACTGCAGAACTGATAGATGTGCTACCAATACCTGCCATATCATCTTTTATATTATATGATATTGTTGCAACATCATAGTCATTAATAGTAAACCTTGTTGGATAATATTGTAAAATTCCTTCAGATCCATCTATTGCAAAATCAAAAGAACCCAAGTCATATGTGGTTTCCACTCTCCCATATTGATTTAAATAACCAACTGCGTCGTCATGAAGCAATGTAACAAGCATTGCCTGCCTTTGCCCAGTATATCTCCTGTCCTTTATAAAAGTGAGATATTTTTGAGCTCTTATAGAACGTAAATCAAATCTATGAACATCACTATAATTTGTTGGACGTGGATTACTATTAAATTCTGAGCTAAAATCGTCAATTGATAACACTCTGTTACCAAAAGATTCAAAGTAATCTGTGAGAATTCTATTCTCAAAGGATATTTGATTTGAAAATACTCTTGAATTAATTTTTAAAGAATTTTCTTTTGCAACATCAAAATCAGAAACACAATTTATATCTCCATATCCAACCATATCGACTATGGTTTCAACACTTGTATTTTCAGTTGAAACACCAACGGTTAATGAAGTATTGGATTCTTCCGATATTTTGGATTCTATTTGCAAATCTGAGAATTTTTTAAATCCTACAGTATGATTTAATGTACTTACCGCATCATTCCATGTGTCAAAAGGTATCTTTGATTTTATAGCATATGAGAAATTTTGATAGTAAAAACTATCTTGCATTCTCTGTTGATCTCCATTTAAAAATCCAACATCAGTTTTCCACCCAGTTTTAAATCTTGATGTTGAATCAAGAACTGCATAAGAATCAAATTCTGTAACTGATGAAGCGATTCCTTGAGTTTTTGATGAGAGACCTTCTATTCTATCATCAACAAAGAAACTGTCTTTTGTTGATACCTTAAGATAGTTTGTGAATGAATCCCAATTTTCAACAACACCCTCAGAATTGCCAGACTTTACAATTTCTCCAATTTTATAATCATTTGTTGATAATACAGTTGAAAATACTGGGAAGAATTTTTCTGGTATTATTCTACCAGCAGAATTTGATGGATCAAAAGATCCTGGGAATTCAGATTCGAGTAAATATCCATCCAAACTGTAAGTAACAGAACCAATACCACCAATATTTTCATCAACTTCAGTTAATGTAAACAATTGATAATCATAATTCTCAGAGTTGTATCCTTTTCCGGAGGAATTAATTCCAACGCTTATATTTTCAATTAGAACCCTATCATTAACTTGGAATGGGAAAGATCCTGGAATACTAAACCCTGTTGATAATCCAACAGTTACTTTTTTAGAGGAACTATTGTAAGATATGGTTTTTATTCCAACTCCATTTGAATTTTCAACTGGTAGTATTGTTGGGGGAGTATTATAAATTCCATAAGTATTATTTTTAATTTCTACGTTTTGCTTCCCTAAAGTATATTTCAAATCAACTTCTGGGACTAACTTTTTAGTTTTTCCGTCAAAAACTAAAAGTTTTGGTGGAGAAATATAACCTCTACCAAATGAAGTTATACCTATTGATTCTATGGATGCTAAACCATCAATTTTAATTATTTTTGGTAAAGAAATTTTTGGTTTTAAAGTATAATCTGATGGATAATCAAATCCAACATCAATTATTCTTGTTTTTTTAATTTTTCCAATAGAATTGCTCTTTACTTCAAGAACAGCATTACTTCCATTGAGAGAAGATACTGTGGAAATTGAAGGTAATGAATAATAATTTACCCCCTTATTCAATATTTTTATATCTTTAATTTGTCCAAAAGCAGTTAATGAATTTGTATAATATTTCAAAATTGAAGTTGATGATGCATATGAAACTGCTTCTGGTTCCTTTTCAAGAAAATATCTAAATGTAGTTGATGATGGGGTTGTTATTTCGTGGAGTCCATTGTATATACTTTGTTCTATCTGAATTTCATTGTATGAAATTACAGAGTTATCTGATGATATTTCTTTCTTTTCTTGTGGTAAAACACTATCGTATACTGGAACTAAGTTATAATATAAAACTTTTGGAAGATATTCATTTACAATGAATCTAACTTTTGCATCACTTGAAATGCCAACTGTTCCATCTCTATGTACATTAAATATTCTACTAACTTGTGAACTATCAAAAACATTTAAAAAATTACTATCTTTATAGATCTCAAATCTAAATGCGGGGTATCTAGTTGATTGATAATTATATGATAGCGATGGATCTGATAAATCAAATTCAATTAATGAATTTTTATAAAGCTTTAATGGTGGATTTACCAACGATAAAAATCCAGAAGAAGCACTCGTAATATCAATTGCATATGGATTTATTTTTGTTGAATTGTAATAACTATCGGAAAGTCTAATAGTGTTCTTGTCTACAAAGATTATATAATAAATTTCTTCATTTAAAAGACCACCAGATGGTAGTGATGAAGTATGAATTACCTTATCACCACTTTTAAAGTTGTGATCATTTATTATAATTGAATTTGTATCAATATTCACATTGGGGGATGAGAATGATTTTGGATTTATTACCAGTTTTCTATTATGATCATCATATTTGACAATTATAGATGTAGTTAATTCTGGATTTACATCAATTTCTACATAATCGCCATTGGAAAGACCATGAGTTTCTGCAGTAGAAACGGTTACAACATTTTTTGAAACTTTTCCAGTTATCACTGAGTAGTTGGTTGTAAAACTGTGATAAACTCCTGTTCCAAATCCAGTAAAGAATAGTGGTCTAATATTGCTGGTTGTTGTTCCAATTCCCGCAAAGAATCCAGTTGTTCCCAATCCAACTTTTACCGTCGAAATTCCAATAAAGTCTTTATCAAATCTTGCAACATATACATTCGTATTTGTGAATAGTGATGTTGTGCCAACACCAACAGACCAAACAGATATTGGAGTTCCTCCATTTGTTTTGTATGTTAACAAATCTCCTGTGTTTAAATTATGGTTTGGTAGATAAATCAAACTATTTCCAATAAAAACTTCTGTTAGTCCAGCTCCTGGATTTGAAAATCTAACTGTTGATCCAATGCCAATTGATGAATTTGTTCCAATAGCAACAGATTCAACTGGATTAAAATAGATTTCCTTATTGATTGTATATGAATAATCCGTTTTAAATCCAGAATTTATTTTCAATTTTCTTGGATCTTCATATAAGACGGATGTTACACTGTGAGAAGCACCAATAGTACCATCAATTTGTCTTAAAATTCTTAATCTTGATGATACATTGTCAATATTTAATACTTTAATCTTCTCTCCGTTTAATCCAAAAATATCATTCTCTCTTATATTTAAAAATCCTAAAGAACCTTTTACTGAAATAAAAGTAACTATTCCAGTCGCACCTACAGTACCAATTCCTATAGTCGTTGTTCCAATCCCAGAAAGAGATAATTTACTTGTTTCTATTCCTGCAATGTAATTTCCTTCTATTAAAGAAGAAGTTGTGCTCAATCCTGTTATAGAAACTAAATCAAAATTGGTGAATCCATGTGGAGAATCTGTGTACAGTACATATTCGCCTTTATTACCAATTGGGTAGAATTCTACATTATTCAATGTACTACTAGAAACACTTATGTTAGAAATTGTTTTTCCAGAAACTTTTGATACTATTGCTGAAGCAGAGTAACCTCTAATATTTTGATTTGAATCAATATTATTGAATACTATACGATCATTTACTTTATAATTATTTCCTCCAGTTAAAATACCAACACTGTCAATTGATCCTGGAGATACACCAACAACATCTATTGTTTGATTTAGTTTGTTTGGAATTGTAATGTAGTCATAAGTTGACTCATTCTCTATAATATTATA